GGAAGTGCTTCCAAAGGTCGCTTAGGCGGCCTTTTTTCTTGCCGGTTCATAACCGACCGAAAAATCGGTAAGTGAGCTTTTCCTTTAAAATCAACGACCTAACTGAGCTAACCGACATAACGCAGTTCACTTAGACTATGGCGGCCCTCGGGGGTATGTACGTATTCTTACAGTCCCTGTAAGGAAGCATAAGAACCCTATCTATATCTTCAATAAATATTGGTTATATTGGTTATATTAGTTAGAATGGCTACTGGCAAGGCTTTCCGGGCTAACCGGACTGCTAACCACAAATAACCGAGCTTAGAAGTACTTCCAAAGGAGAATAACGATGGCATGGCTTGAACTCACACCCACAGACCGGGATGACCGCGATACCGAACTCTTCAACATGGATCGAGTTCGCTCAGTAGGTGAGTGCGGCTCCGGCACGCAACTGATCTTCGGTATCGACCCCTCGAACGGCGAGGTCGATTGCACCTACGTCCGTGAGTCGAAGGACGAGATAGCCCGGAAGTTGTCGTGGCCGGTCATTCCGCAACCGCAATCAAGTCGTACTTGAATTCCGCCTGATCTGACCTAGACTTGAAGTACCGGGCCGCCATTCGCGCGGTCCGACTCCCTCCCGCAGTCCGCAGCAAACTCCCACGAAACCCCGAAGTCCAGCCCGCCGCGAAAACGTGCGCGGATCGCGTTTGTGTATCCAATCCGGTTGCACTTTCTGTACACTGCGGCTTTGCCGCATCACCTGACGCCGGAATTTCCCGCCAAAGGTGTACTACACGCGCCGAAAAATTGTCCGACAGCGGGGCTCTGCGCCCTCCCGCCTCGCTGCGACCCTCCAGATGGGACCCGCTCACATGGAAGTAACTTCCTGCCGAGCCGCCGTTCAGCCGCCCAGCCGTTGAAACCATCTCCAATCGACAGACCGATAGCGCCGTGCATCCGCACCACGTCAACGCGGCACAGCCGCACAGCATGGAAGCAACTTCCAGCCCGCACAGCCGGACATCGACACAACCGCACAGCGCACACAGCCGCACAGCATGGAAGCAACTTCCAACAGACGTGCGCACACAGCGTATAAGCCGCTCTCACGTTTTCAGGCTAGGGTGATATAGGACGGCTCAAACGAGAGGCAGCTATGCCCCTCAAATCGAACCGCGTTGCTATTGGCAGTAGTGACAGACGCGCTATCAGAGCGATAGGCAAAAAGAAACCCGCACGAAGCGGGTTTAAAGAGCCGTTAGGCCAGGGGCTTACAACAGAGAACCGGGCGTATCAGCCCGGACGTGCGGTGCGCGGATGGAAACAGTTTTCCAGTTTGCCGGTATCGCGGTTTATATGGCGTTGGATTCCAGCGACATCATGCACAAAATCAAATTGCGGCGCGTCGAGGAGGCGCTGTAGATCGAGTGCTGTTCCGTTCGCATGACATGCAGTCAAATCCATGTGCAGAGACATGCGGTCTACATTCTCGCCTGTATGCTGTTTGTAGATCGGTGCATAGCGCTCAACGATGGCGCTAAACAGCGCGTACTCTTCAGATGTTGCCTTGAAAGATAGTGGCATGGCGTCAGTCTCCTATGCGAGCAATTCAGGGAAAGCAGCGATGAGGCGCGCCGCGTTGCGGCTATCGGCACGGATGAAAGCATCTCCGATGAGTGCAGCAAACGAACCGCGCGAACCGGTCTGCAGTTTCAGCGCTTTAGCGTGCGCGACCCAATACGCATCCTGCTCTGTCTGCTGCTTTGCCGTTACCCGGTCCGCAAGACACACGGTTAGGCCGCTTGCCTGCAGGTCTGACGCTGCAGCGCTCGCTTCGGCGGTGGTCGTGACAGACGCGCATTCGGCGTCATACAAAGCGTTCGATACAGCAGACCGGACTGAGAGAGACTCATCCTTTAGTATCCGGTCAGCCATTACGAAAGATACTGCGTTCGCCATTGTGTTACGCATTGCGCCGCTTGCGAGCCATGCGCGGTAATCGGCAAGCATGCCGAGAGCTACTTCCTGTGATTCGGTCATTTTGCAAATCTCCTTAGCGGGTTGCGTCGAGATAGCCTAGCGAGTAGGACAGGGCATTAGAACGGCACGGACGACCGAGCGCGGCATCGTTCCAACCCTGTGCATACAGGCGAATGCGTTCGCGTTCGATATCTTGCGAGGTGTACACAGTCAGTCCCTCCTTACGGTTTGCACTTCGAGAGACCGCGTTCGATACCGTACAGCGCGCGGAAGGCCGCGCCGACGTGCGTAATCTCTTCGCGGCTGTTGCGTAAGTATGACTGCAGCGTGGCGGCTACCCGCTCAACAAGGGCATTGCCGTCTTTATCGCAAGTCAGGGCGAATGCATGGAACGCGCGAACGTCCAACGCGTTTTCCGACCATGCGCGATTACGCTGCAGCATTGCGCGCGTCCGGCTTTCCGAGACGAGAGCCACGCGTTTAACCGTGTTGATGGCATCCATCATTTGCGCAACGGTTTGAGCAAGCGAGGAAAGGTCACGACCCGATGAAATTTCAAGGTCAACGGCTTCGAGGTTGAGGCACTCGTGAATCGGGCGATTCGCGCGAAGCTGAGCCGCCACCACCGCGAGCGAGTCCCAATACAAACGACCGGCGGCCTGGTATCCCTCAAAGTAGGCAAGCGCTTGCCACGAGTCGGACTCAAAGTAAGCGGCACGGCGCGCGATCGCATAGCGGTTGTTTTGCTTGTACGCTCCAATGAAGTCTTTTTGACCCATTGCGAAATAATCCTGTTTGCTCTTTGCCATGGTTGAGGCCCCTTGTTTTTGTGACACAGCGATAAGAGCCCCGATTATCGGTGATAGGGTTAAACCTTGTCAACCCCTGAGCGTCAACTTTTCTTAGCGTAATCGCGGCTAATCAGCCAGTGACCAACGCCAACGCAGCAAGCCAGGGCGATAGCGCCATAGAACGGATGTCCGGCAACCGCGAGCCATGCCGCGCCAACGATAGCCGCCAGCAACGCTACAAGCCCGTAAAAGGCGATAAGGGAGACCGTGCGCGCTTTCATGGCTTCACCCGTTCGATAACGCGGCACTTGATATCGCCGTTCAGCGATTGGGCTTTACCGTTCTTGCTCTTTACCGCACGAGCGGCGAGGGAGCGCGCGACCTCGTGTTCCGCGATGTCAAGCTCAACCGTGAAAAGCTCGCCCGTATCTTTGAGGCGAAACGTGTGTAGAGTTTTCATGGAAGTCAGTTCCAAAGGTTTTCGACGTATTGTTCCGCTTGCCACAGATAGCACTCATCCATGCTCACATAGCGCGATGTTTTGTAGCCGCGTTCCGCCTCATTGATGAATTGCGTCGCCTCATCCCCCTGCATAAAGATGTCTTCCTGTACGCCGTCGTCGTCTTTAATGCAGACCGTTCCGAAATTGGTTTGCACTTCCACAGTAACGGACGACATGCGAGCAGCGGCCTGGCGGATTAGCTGGGTTAATGTCATGTCAGTAATCCTTTTCGAGTGAATAAGAGCCGAATTCGACATACGGCACTTTGATTGCTTCATATACAGCGTTGCCGAAAGCATCGTCAAGTCCGACTCCATGACCCATTGCCTGCATTGCGCAGTAGTGGCCGAAAAACTCTTCGTTGAGGGTCCGGTCTCCCTTGCAAAACTCTTTGACCTCAATCGCATAGTGGTAGATATCGGCGAGCGGTTTAGCGTTCGTCCGCTCCATGTCCATTGCGAGAGTATTAGCCGCATGGATAGCTGCAGGGTCAATATCTGCAGGCATTACGTCCATAATCTCGCGACCGGAAAGGTTGACGGCCGTTTCATCGTCCGCGTCTTTCTCTTCCTGCAGGTCTGCCCATGCACTAGCAAAAAACGCTTTTGCCATGGATGCCTTAATTGCGGCTTCAATCTTTTTTGCGCTCATGGTTACTCCCCTTGTTCCGCTTCGTCGTCGTGACCATAGGCCGATGGAATGCGCACGTTAGTGTGGGCGCACGTCAAATCAGTGTTCTCCCAATTAATCTCGAATGCCGCTACTTGCCAACCGGAAGTAATGTCTTTCGTGATAACGGCATCGCGTACCAATCCGGCGTTCTCTTTTACCGCGTCAAACGAGAGCGGCGCGCCGTCGGCGCAAATGAAGTAACACGGATAGCCGCCGGGCCATGCATACGGACCATGCTCCAATGCTTTGTTGAGGTCCCACACGTAGTTAATTGCTGGCATGGCTTATTACTCCCCTTGTTCGTTGATAGGGTCCGGCAGAAAGTCGGCATCATATGCAGCACGCAGCACGGCAAGCGGGCTTGCGTACGGTCCGAAAGGATCGCTATCCGGCAGGCAACCCGGCACGCAGGTCCGAAAGTACCAACCGGCGCTAGGCGTCCCAGCGTTCGGGATGTCGTGCCCGTATTCCTTAGCGCGCCGCGCGTTGTCATAGCGCTGGCGTCGCGCCTCATCGGCAGACACGTAAAAACACTCAACCGCGTTTTCCGACAGACGGGCCTGCAGCACGGATTTAGCAGGGTATGAGCGTGGCGCACGTTCTTTAGTCGGATTAACGTACAGCCTCTTTACCGGATTAACGGGCTCCGGAGCATAGATGCGGCGCAACTCACGCAATAGCGGTTCATACTCTTCAGGCGTTGCCAGTTTGAGCGAGCGACCAAGCATCACAGAAGCCTCCCCATGCTGCCCAATATGCTGATAGCTCATGACGTTCCCTGCATTGCAGTCCGGACCCGTACCGCACATAAGCGCGATAACGTCACCCTCTTTAAACTTGCGAAAAACGATATCCATGGTTTAGCCCCTTTGATGTTGGAAGTTGGTTCTAAATCAGTTAGAGAGCGTGCGACCATCAGCGCACTTCAGTTCGTACTGAAACGGAAACTCACTGATAACGTCCAACAGGGCAGAGACCTCATCGTCGGTCAACAGGTTGCGCCACCCGAAGCAATGCCGATCCGTGTGATCGTAGTAAATCCAATTGTCGAGAGCGCCCGGAATGTTTGCCACAATCCACCGCGCAGCATCGCGTTTAACTGTCGCCACACGAACGGTCTTTTCGAATTGACGCTCAATATCGGCTTTAGCCTTAGTGAGTCGTGCAATACCGCGCGCCGTTTTGCCGTTCTTTTGAGCCTCATCGTAAAGCGGATACAGGTAGTCCTTTTCCGCTTGTGTCAGTTCGGCGCGTTTTTTGCGCTCATCGCGGACCGGAACCATACGGGTAAGCGGCAAGCGGTCTTTAGTCAGGAATTCCGAATCGATGCAATGCGGGCAGAAGACATAGCCCTTCTGTGCGGGTTCCTGCTTTCCGCAAAAGCCGCACTTGTGAGTATTGCGGAGAACTTCAGCCATTGCGGCATTCTGTTCAATCCAACAGCCCGTTCTAATCGAGCGGTTGAGATAGACATTCTCCGACCAATTGAAGAGCCGCGCGCCTGACTCGAAGCCCGGCATTGGAGCGCTGTTCCATTGGTCTGCGAAGAGATGCTTCGTTTCGAGTTCAATCTCAACCGTGAATTGTTGTTGCCGTTGACCCGGCGCATAGGTCCCGAGCTTGCGAATTTTGTCGTCAAAATCCCATGCCGCGACATTGCTGGTCCGGCCGCCAGTAAGGTCCCACGACCATACGTCACCCTTGAACGACTCGCGGATGGTCGCAACCATCGTTTCGTACGCGGTCTGCTCTTCAGTCTTGCTGATGTCGAAATAATAAGAATGCAAAACAGTTTTGATCTTTTCCACAGTAAGCCCCTTTGGTTTAGTTGCCTGGCATCTCTGCTGCAGGTCTGCCGTAAAGCAGAGACCTCATTAGAGCAGATAACCTTAAACCATGTCCAAAAAATTTTATATAGAAACGTCACACCGATTGAGAGCGCCTATCGGCGCAAAGTGAGAGACGCCAGGCCTAACGGCCTAGCGCTACTAAATAAGAATGTCTGCCGTTTCAGCCGTTGCGCTCTGATAGCCGCTCACCGGACTAGCCGCGCTACCTGCCTCGCTGCAATCCATCGCATACGATCTAAGCGCGTCCGAGCCGAACTGCGGACCTGCCGTCTCGCCGCAATGCCCGCCTGCCGCACCGACGACCCCCGGCCGACCCGATCCGCTCTGTTACTTCAGCCGCTCCGCTGACCCATGGAGATTCGGGACAGCCTCATCCGCTTTCTTACTTAGGAGTCGAGGTCGAATAATGAAAATTCTGGACGTTTCCACTCCGAGGGCGTTCCTTACTTAGAGCGCCGGTCGAACTCCTGAAACGCTGCGCTACTTTGGAAGTGACTTCGAATCCGTAATCGCGGGACTTACTGAAATCTGTTGACAAGCCTTAACCATAGCGCGAAAATCGTCACATGTTTAACCCTATCGGAGAACAAGGATGGAACGACCGAGACCCCGACCGTACGCGACGATGCGCGACGGGATGGAGGAACGCCGGTACTCAGTAGTCGAGCCGGAGGGCAATCGCAAGGAGCGCCGCGCTGCAGAGAAAGCGCAACGACGGGCGGCAAAACGAAGGAGCAAGCGATGAATACGCGAGACATCGAGAAGCGGCTGAACAAGATCGCGGAACTCGTTAAAGCGCTCGACGAAGACCTGAAGGCGCAGTACGGAGAAGCCGCGTTCGTGTTCTTCGAAGCGGACGGAATTCACGCAATGAAAGGAGACTCGGACCCGGATCGAGGAAGCATATCGGACCGGCAAGAGAACATCATAGCGTCTGCCTCTACTTACGCAGCGTTTGGCGCAGGAGCATGGTAATGGAGCTAACCAACCGCAAGGCAGGTATCGCGCTCTTCGCAATCGCGGCCACGATGAAAGCGTTCAACGTGAGCGCGCAAGAGGCTATGACGAACGAGAAGTTCCATGCGTTCCGCATCGGCCAGATGGCGAAGCACAGGGACGTTACTTCCGGCGAGTGCATCCAGTTGATGAACGTCCCGGCGAACGAGTTGATTGAGTTTCAGGAGAAGAACAATGAAGAAGCAACCGACATCTCTTAACGGCATGCTTCTGCCGAAGTTGAACAAGGCAGAGCGCGCACAGGTAGCAGAGAAGCTCGAAGCTGCAGGGCGCACCGATCTGGCCGCGCAGTACCGCCCGCAGCGTCAGCGCCCGGAAGGCAACAAGCCGGTCCTGATGACTCAGAAGGAGTTCGAGGAAACAACGCATCGTCTTAACCGGATCGTGCGATCGTATGTCGAACTCGAATTTAAGTCAGCGAGCGGCTTCACTTCTAAGTCGCACTACGCAACGCAGGACAGCAGCGCGTTGCTTGATGCGCTCGACCAGATCGTTTCGTGGCTGCTGGTCGGCGGCGAGACGGACGCAGTAGTTGTGAGGCTCAATGCGGCGTTCGACCGCTTCAGTCCGGAGACGCTCAAGAAGCTGATTGTTCAACACGTCGGCCGGGTGAGGGATTAACGATGAGCAACGTTCTGAAGGTAGAGATCGAGCGCGAGTTCAGCGATGAGTTCATGCAGTCGCTGTTTAACCTGTGCGATGTAGGCATTGAGTATTGGGCCACGCTGGATGAAGACGCGGGCGGCACTGAGTACTACGACGACGAGCAGAAGATCATCATCGCGATCAACATCTTCGAGACTGAAGACCGAACCTGCCCGACGAAAAGCGCCACCAATCCGAACCGCAAAGTCGAGCGCGTCGGAGATCGGTGGGTGACGAAGTGGCAGATCAACGGCTCGACGTTCATGAAGGGTATCGAGCGCATCATGACAGGAGATGTAGAAGTGCGTCAGGACCTGTTCATGAATGTGTGTAGAGCGGTCGTAGCATCGGACGATTTTTACCTCGATACGCAGACGGTGGACGTGATCGTTCAGGCCGGTCTGTATAACGAACTTGTGTGGGGCTAACCATGGAAGCAACTTCAGTTCACGACGGCGCAACCAGCTTCGTAGCTCGCGTAGCGTCACTCAAGCCCGGCGAGTCGGAAGCGCGGGCTCAACGGTTCGACGGCAGCAAGACCAAGTGTGAGAGCGCGGCCGAGATCGGTGAGCGGCTCGACAACAATGCGCGCTCGGCCGTCACGCGCGCAGCACGGCAGACCGGCCATAGCTACAAGGTCGAACGCAACCAGTTCATCACGCGCAGCGGCGACCTGATGGTAACGGTCATCGTGACGTGCGAGCCGAAGACGCGGAAGACGAACTCATGACAGCCGATGAGATGGACGAACGCGAAGGCGAAGAGCGGCGGCTCATGGACGAAGAAAAGATGCGCGACGAGATCAAGGCATTGCGCGCTGTGATTTGCGAAGTGCATTCATGGGCAGTGTGCTTCGCTATCGCACCGGCTGAAGACATGGCTCAGAACTTCCCGCGCATCGTCGAGATCACGTCGCCGGAGTACGTTAGTAAGGGCGAGTAGAGCGCTCATAAACAAGGAGAGTAAAAATGGCAAAGCGATTTACAAACGACGCGCGCAAGAAACTGGTCAAGTCGGTGATGGCTGATGTTCCGATGATCGACTATCAGGAGAAGTTCAGAGTGCTTCTGCAGACGTGGGCGATATCGAACCTCCCGGATGAGATGCGAGGATCGTATGCGAAGTATCCGGAATGGTTCTCTCACACATACACTGAAGCCGGAACGGACTTCACGCAAGTGTGCATCGTCGGACCCGATAGTGACAATTGGAAAGCGACGCTCGCGGCAATTAAAGGTGACGCAAGGTTGTGGGCACAGATCGCGGAGTTGGAGCGACTTAACCGAGAGCAGGAGGATCGAATCGACGCGCTGAAGGATAAGGTACGCGCTCTCGTGTGGTCATGTTTTACCGTCGAGCAGCTACATGCTCGCGCTCCCGAACTCACGAAGTACGTCGAGACAGATGAGCCGCTCGACCGGACCGTACCCGAAGTTACTTCCGTGCTTGAAAGCCTTGCCGAAGCTGGCTGGCCGAAATGACGCTCGACCAGCTATACGTCTGGCATCGTGAGCAGTTCGAACGCTGGGATCATCTGGCCGAGAACAACAAGGCGAACCTGCCGGACGTGTATAAGGCATCGCTGCGCAGGACCTACCGCAAGAAGGCAGACTTTCATGCAGGCGCTGTGGCGCTGCTGAAGGAGGTCAGGAGATCGAATGAAGGTAAGGCTGATAAAGCGTCGGACTCTGCCGACGTGCGCTCGCCACGGCTCGACGCCCTGGCTGATTAAAAACTACTGGAAGCATGGTCGCGGGCCTCATTCGAAGAGGGCGCGGCGTTATATTCGTTATAGGGGGTACTGGAAATGAACAGCGCTATTGAGTTTCTGGCTGACAAGGCAAGGTCGATCATCGATCGGCTGGAGAAGAGCGAGCCGCCTGACGTGCTGATGAAGCAGGTCGCGCTCGGCGGCGAAGCGTTCACACTGCTGCGCACGCTGATCGTGTGCGTGAAGAAGCCTGACGCGATTACGGACGGGATCGAGGCGTCGGTCCGAGAGCGCATGCGGCAGATTGTCGAAGAGGGCTTTGACTTCGAGGGCGACCTGAAGAACGATGCTGGCGAACTGGCGTCGGCAGGAGCCTCCTACGCGCTCGCGGCGGCCGACAAGCTGCACCCCATGTCGCAGGGTGATGGCGGCTATGACGAAGGCGATCCGCCGCGCTCGTGGCCGTTCGATGCCTCGTGGTGGAAGCCGACGACGCCGCGCCGCAATCTGGAGAAAGCGGTTGCTCTGCTGCTCGCCGAACTGAATCGGATGGATATGGATGAAGCCCGCGACAAGGCTGTCTCGAAGCTGGCTACCAGCCACGACGCCGAGCCAGTCCCGATGGTTCTGCACTGCCCGAAGTGCGGCGTTCAGCACATCGACGCGTCGAACGAAGAAGAGGTTCGCATCACTGCGGCAGAGCGGGGCTTCGTCGTCGGGTCGCGCGATTGGGAGGACTTCATCGAGAAGAACGAATGGCTCAACCCGCCGCATAAGACGCATCAATGTCAGTCCTGCAAACACGAGTGGCGTCCGTTCGATTATGCGACGACAGGCGTTGCGTCGATGATCGTCTCGGGCTTCGATCTGCGCGGCGCTGACGCAACGCTGAAGGAGGGCGAGAAGCCTCTCGTCGAGACGTGCGACAAAGCGCCTGCCGGTGGGCTCTGCTCGCGGCATAAAGGCCATCCGGGGCCGTGCGCTGCGTACGAGGCGTCGGAATGAAGGTCATCGTCCGGTGCGCGAAATCAGTGAACGACATCACTGATGTGGCCGCCGCGATTCTCGCATCCGGATTCCGGCCTACCGAGATCGTGACTGGCCTCATGAACGAAGAACTCGACATATGGGGCTGGTCGCGGGAGATGGGCTACGGGACCAAGCGGATACCCGCGAACTTCTTTCACTACGGCGAGCGGGCAGGCGAGATCAGGGACGCCGAGATCGTCGAATACGCAGATGCACTTGTCGCGCTCTATGACGGCTCTGATCGCGGCACGTTCAATCTGATACAACGGGCTCAACGCGCAGGCATCAAAGTCTACGTGTACGAGTTGGACCACGGATTATAAGGACTACTACCATGAACAAGAAACTAACCACCACTGAAGCGCTGATCGCGCTGGCAGAGCGCTTCTCACGGAATCTCGACTATGCGGCGTACAGCGACTACTTCATTGAGATCGCCGCGCGCCTGAAGAGACTGGACGAACTGACGGCGAAAGTCTCAGGCATCAGTCCGTGGGCGACTGACATCCGCTGGTCGCGCATCGTAGCGAACGAGAACGGCTTCTCGAATGGCCGCTTCTACTACTTCGACCAGCCGGTCGAGGTCGTGCGCAAGGAGGAAGTTACTTCCAAACCCGGCCCGACTCCTGAAACGACTGGCGAAGACCTCGCTGCAATCCGTGAGCAGGCCGAGGCATGGCGCGAAGTGGCGAACTGCCTGTACGACATCGATCCGGACTGGCATCAGACCGGCAAGCCGATGCACTCTGCAGTTCAGTTCATCAAGCGCATGCGCGTAGACCGGATGTACGCAGAGGCTTTCGGCCACATCGCGAGCGTCGTAAATACAGCGACGACGAAGGACCGGCAGTGCGCCATGTCGCCGCTGTTCGCCGCGCCGTATGGCGAGAAACGAGAGCAGTTTCAGACGGCCGAGCAGATACGCGAGGCTTCTGCGAACGCCACACCCTGTCAGTGGGCTGCGGATTTGCGCGATAGCCGCCCGATGAACTACGGCAAAGCTCCCGGAGAGCATCCTGCCGACATCGGCGGCGACCAGACGTGAGTGAGGTCGCTAACAAGTGGCGGCTCGTCGAGACCGTTAATGCGCTAGTCAAGAAGAGCGCTCCGGAGCTTGAGGATATCGACGCGGCCTGCTCCGCGTTCTCTGCCGTTCTATCCGATCTGCTGCAGGTTAAGGCGTCGCTGCGGCTTGAGATCGACTCGGACGCTGTGCGCGAAGTGTGCGCGAAGCTGGATAAATCTGATCCCGCATGGGATTTATAAGGAGAAGAAGCATGAAAAATGTCCACCACGTCAAATCAGACGTGATCCCGTTCCGCGACGTATGGACTCGCAGCAAACGCGCTGAGGTCCGCGTCGATGATCGAGGCTACGCGGAGGGCGATGACATAGTGATGCACGAGATCGCAGATACCGGAAACGGTATGGAGATGACAGGCCGTTTCGTGCGCGGGGCTATAACTCATATTCAGCGCGGCTACGGCCTGCCGGAGAGCATTGTCGTCCTGTCCTTCGACGAGACTGAACGCAGCACTGTGAAGCCGGACCGAGCCCCGTCATCCGCTCCGGGGATATCTGATTTTGGGGTTCTGGTGCTGGATGCTAATGGCGATCAGGTGGACCCTCGACAGAATCCATATCCGGCACGGCTGAACGATGATCTGAAAAATATTCTCGGGATGCCGAACTTCACCTGTATCCCGTACGCTCAGTGCTTCCGGGCTCTCGGATACGAGATCAGGGCGAAGGCCGAAGACGAGCAGGCATTCGTCATCGACTGGTTCCTGCGGCGATATCTGACGGGCGGCTGGAAGCAGATCGACAAGGAGTTCAAAGAGGCTCACGAAGCGCTGAAGGCTCTCCGGAAAGGCGACAGCAATTGCGTCCATGAGCTTGATATGGACGAAGAGACCGGCGACGGCAGGGCGCTTATGTCCTGCTCGAAGTGCGGCTTCCAGAAGTACGTACCGGGGAAACACCATGCAAATTATCGAACTGCTCAGTAAGCTCCTTGAGGCAGAGAAGCTCAACGGCCCGACGTGGGGGATGGAGCTTTTTCGTGAAGTCGAGAACTACATCGCTAATCCGCCAATCATCGTGAACGTGCTGCTGCACGGCGCGCAGGTCGTCAGTGTCTCCGGACCGTTCCGACCGACCGAGGCTGCTAACTTCGCAAAGATAGCGACGGCGGTAGGGGGCGTGCGCGTTACTTCGATCCGCATCTCGCATCCGCAGCAGGAAAAACCCGTTGACAAGGTTAAACCACACCTTCATAATTGGAAGTAACTTCTCAACCGGGGCATCAGATGAGCGCAGCAATCGTCACCGTAATCCGAGACCACAAGGAGTATCAGGTGTGTCTGCGGGACGGCGAGCCCCGTTACGTCATTCTGAAGTACTGGCCGCTTCGGGCCTACTGCTACGCAACGCGAATGGTGTGGGATGTGAGCTTCGAAAAGATGGGCCGCACCGTGCAGGCCGTGGTTAAACAAGCGCAGGAGATTCAGAATGCCCGCAAGCAGTAGTGGTGATAACGGCGCGGCGGCTACCGCGATGGCGGCAGCGGCTGCAGCAGCGGCGGCCGAGGCTGAACGTCAGGCACACCTGGCGCGCTGTCAGGTAGTTCTGTCGCAGGACCCGCGAGGCAGCGTCGATAACATGCAGACGTTCGCCTCGTGTGTCGAGTTCGTACATCCGCAGTCCGGACCGGCGACTGTGGGGGACAAAATCCTGTGGGGGAGCATAGGAGCCGTCATCCTGATCTGTATGATTGTCGGCGTCGTAAAGATGTGCTGGGAGAACGGCAGCGACATCGCTGCGGTGCTTGCCGGGGTCTTCCTCGGTGCGCTCGTCGGAGTGCTTCTCAGCGGTCTCATCTACGGCGCAGTCGCACTTACACAATTCCTTCTTTCTTGAGGTAATCAAAATGTACAAAAAACGTTTCATGCTGGGGTTCGTCGGCATTGCGGCATCTCTCACCATCGCGGCCTGTGGCGGCGGCGGAGGCGGTAACGATGGCAACAATCTGCACTCGCCGCTGCGCATCGCGCTCTACGGCACGTCGTCGATGGCGGGCAAGGCAAAGACCACGGCCATGCTGAAGAGCCTGAATCCGATCAGCGAGGCAGTCGCAGACGGGCAGGGCGACGATACCGCTGCAGCGCTGCAGGCCGCGCTCACTGCCGCAGGCGTGACCGCACAGGTGCAGGTCGGCGTCATGGACTCAACGACGCTGCATGACTATGTGGCGACGAACTTCGGCTCGACGCTGCCGACCGACGCGCAGCTTCAGGCCGCGCCCGATCCGACGACATGGGTTGTCGAGAACTTCACAATGGCCGACATCAAGGGCTTCACGCAACTCGACCCGACCTCACAACAGGCAGCGCTCGACCAGTTCCAGGCCGACCTGATCGCGTTCGTGAAGTGGCAGCACGTCGCCGGTAATTGGGTCGTCCTGATCGACACGGACCCGAGCATCGACCCGGCCGTGAATCAGGCAATCAACACGCAGATCAACCAGGTGATCTCGCGGACCCTGTTCAGCGGCGCGTCTCTGTGGGACCTGAACGGCTTCATCATGAACATTCAGGACTGGCCGACGATGATGTCTGGTCCGGATGGCAACACGCCGAACGACTCGCTCAAGGCACTGAAGACGCAGGAGATCGTCCGTCACGTCGTCGAACTGCAGGGCCTGCTCGAAAAGCAGTCGGCGGCTCCGGCCGAGCCTGCCTCCGGCGCTTCATCTTAAAAATATACGTAAAAGTGTTTGACAGGTTTTAACCGGATCACTAATATCCGGTCCTGAAACCCCGCGCCCGGTCGGCTACCGGGAACCGCACCACGGAGAGGTAACAATGAAGAACAGCAGAGTCCTTGCAGGCATGGCGCAGCAGCAGAATCAGATGGTCATCCGTCAACTCGACGCACTCGCCGCAGTCCTGATGGTGAAGTTCGGTAAGAAGGAAGTCACGATCCTTCCGGGCGATATGGCCGACCTGAACGGTAAGTACACGATCAAGCGCGAGCCGGGTCCGGTCGCCGGTTCGTTCAAGCTCACGATCAACGAACTCCCGAAAGCAGAGGCACGTCTGCCGGGCGCGAGCAAACTCGTTATCGCCGGGAAGTAACATGTTGCCGAGGACCGATTGGTATCCAGCCTATGTGAAGCCGCTACGTGAAGGCCAGTACGAGATTCAGTACGAGACGGCAATCGGCGGGTTTGTGTTCGGGGCACAGACCGCGACAGCAACCTATAAACACTCGATCCGTGCATGGGATACGGCAAAACGCGTCGTCTTTTGGCGCGGCCTGACGGAAGACCCTGCGGGCGATCTTTAGGAGTACATCGTGAAGTGGAGTCTGCGAGGCGCTTCGGCGCTGATCGTCATCATATCCGTGGCTGTCGTCGTCATTGCGGCAGCAACGATCATGGTAATCCGCTACGAGACCGTCAATCGCAGCATCGACCGCGTACTGCTGGCAAGCCGGTGCCGCCAGCTTGCGCTTAATCTGGCTACGCCCGGAGATAACGCTACCCGGATGGATCGGGTCCGCGTCGAGTGCGTGGCAGTGTTCGATAAGGAGTAGGGGGTTCAGATGAAAAAAGAACTGACTCAGCACGAGACCCGCAGCACTTTTGGCGTCGTCCGTACCTGCAAGCTGATCGGCCTGCATCCGACTCATCAGGAACTGCGCGCCCGCAACGAAGCCCGGCTGGCCGAGATCAAGAAGTCCGGCCGCCTGACCGAAGACCGCAATCAACCCAAGGAAATTCTCTAACACCATGGAACGCAACATCAACGCAGTGCTGGATACGACTTCTGCCAGTTTCACGACAGCAGCGCGCAGCTTCACGAAGGTGATCGACGAAACGTCTAATCTGGTGCAGGCGTTTCGCCAGATCGATCAACTGTCGAAATTCAACGCCATCGAGCCGACCAACGAGCGCAAGATGCTGGCCGTAGCTGCGTACTCGGCGGATAACGCGGAAGAAGGGCATGTTCAGCTTTGCCTGGCAACGCTCGAAGAGCATCGAATCCGATACGTCGCGGAAGAGGGCGACCGCCGGATAATCATCCGCGTCATCGGCCTCCCCCGTGTCGAATATTTCCCGGCTAAGAACCGCTGGCGCGTCGCGGGCAATCCGAAGAAGCAGCACGGCAGCGCCGACCAACTCGTGAAGTGGATCAAGGAGTCCGTTCGATGAGCCGCACGACCCGAGACATGGCTGAACTGACCTTCAGCATCGACGCCGAGCGCCTCCATCATGCGTTCCGTTTCGTTCGCGGTGACGACAGCCCGCCGCATCCGAAATTCGCCGACGCCCTGACCCGCGTGCTGATCGAGCCGCATCCGAAGAACGGGGTCTACATGATCGGCTGTGATGGAAACATCATGGTCATCCAGTTCGACCCGTCCGGATCGACGAGCGCGCCCTTCTGCCTCGGTCTGAATGCGGCCGAGCGCGCCCTGCTCCGTGGCGACAATATCCGACGCCGTACGCTGTCGCTCGAAAACGGCGAGGACCACATGAGCGTCAAGACGGCCGGGCAGCGTTCCAGTGAGTTGCACAAGGGCCAGTTCGTTCACGGCGACAGCTATCCGAAGTGGCGCAGCGTTCTGCCGAACTGGAGCGATCTCCGGCCGGGCATGCCGGGCAAGCTGAACGCACACTACCTCGGCGTACTCGTCGCCATGGCGAACCCCGGCCAATCGACACAGAAGACCTTCGACATGTACTGCGCACAGTCCGGTATAAACAAGGAGAAGGCCGCGATCATCTTCTTCCCGTTCAATCCGAACATGCTCGCAGTGCTGATGCCGATGATGGGCACTGCCGACACGCCGCACGCCGAGCCGGAGTGGCTCAACCCTACTTTCGACCCTGCGGATGACCTATGAACAAACCGCATCTGAAGCGACGGACACTCAGTAAGCCCGGCTTCTTCCGTACCGAGATCGCGAGCCTCGACTCGTTCCCTCAGTGCAACGTCCCGCACCCCGACGAAGGCTATCGGGTCTGCGGCTGGAAGATACCTATCGCTGAACTGAAGGGCACGGCGTTTGTGAAGCCCTTCGAGATCGGCATCGGCAACAACACGTTATCGAAGCTGGGGGCTTACGAGGCACTGAACCGCAAGGCGGTTGCGATGGGGTTCAAGAACGCCAGCGACGCCCTCCGTGCAATGGAAGAGGCTCTCAAACAGGTTCGGGGGTAAGCCATGGTCGAACTGTTCTTTCGTGATGGACAGCCGTACACAGGAGTCGCCGGTCAGCAGTCTTTCAAGCCGGTGAAGGGCGAAGCATCAGTGCCCGTCTATCCGCCCTGCCCGCGCTGCTCTACCCTCGGCTATATGGACTCGCCGAACGGTACTGAAGAGTGCCGTCGATGCAACGGCAGCGGCCACGAACTGACCCCGCGCACCGTGCGGGTCTACACGAAAGAACGTTTGGCGTACCTCAACAAGCGGGCCAAAAGATCGTCACTGTCTGCGACAGCGCTGCGAGAAGTCAAGCGCGAGTACAGCCAGTTTGTGAAGGACCGGCGCATCCTGATCGAGCGCATTCAGGAGAACTCGCATCGCAGCGCCACGCTTCAGTCGTATTACGCCATGATCGAGAGCGGAGCCATCCTCTCCCCTGCTCAGATCAGGGATGCAAGTGCGGTCTTGCGCACACTCCGGCCCTGAAAGCTGGAAGTAACTTCTCAAGATTTGTTGACACGCTTTAAACCTGTCAAATATACTTCAGTCGTCGTCAAATACAATGACGAACTCACCACCATTACAACGACTGGAGTAAATCATGGCAAAGACGTACATCCCCCCGAGCGAAGTGAGCTTCGTCCTTGAAGAGTGCGGCATCGACGAGGCGCTGGCAGCGGCCGGCGCGTTCACCGATGATCGCGGCCACAACTTCGTACCGCCCGAAAATCTCGTGATCCTGCCGGGCTACAACATGCGCGTCCACTCGAAGAACTACGCGGCTCGCGTGAAGTTCCTCGAAGAGCAGATCGTCAATCACGGCTACGATCCGACGAAGCCTATCGCTGTGCTGCCGCTCAAGATCGACGGCAAGCCATGCGTCGCCGTCCATGACGGCCATCACCGTACCGAGGCTGTGAAGGTCGCCAACAAGAAGCTCACCGGCAAGTCGAAGATCAACGGCATCCCGGTCGAGTTCAAGACCAACATCAACTTCCGCGACCTGACGGCCGGGCTCATGCTCGATAACAGTGGTGAGCCGCCCTCGCCTCTCGAAGCATCCATCGTCGTGCGACGCCTGCAGAACGACGGCATGCACGTCAAGGACATCGCCAAAGTGCTCGGCAGCACGCGTCGATGGATCGATGACCTGATCCTTCTGTCGAACGCGACCGAGGTCATCCGGAACGCCATGATCGACGGTGAAATCTCGTCGACGACGGTCATCGACGAACTGCGCAACTACACGCCGGAGGATGTCGAGAAGCGCTTCCTCAAGGCACAGAAGGCGGTCTCGCCGACCGGCGACGGCCGACGAAAGGTTACGGCGAAGACGCTCGGTAAGGTCGTGGCGAAGAAGAAGGCGAAGCGCAAGAGCGCTGGCGGCGGTGAGTCCGTGTCTCCGACCGCCGTGAACGACTTCATCGCGCTCTTCGATACGGTGCTTCAGGCCGCGATTGACGCCGAGGACGCGTACAAGCCGTACATGGAGATCGCGTACGCGGCCGGTGTGGGCTACGCGGCGACGATCCTGTCGGCCTCGCGCGACGAGAACCCTGACGCAGAGACGCTCGCGCAAGGCACTGGCGACACGGCGGCCGACGCCTGCGATGCGGCGGTGAAGGATCACGCCGACAAGCTACTCGAAGCACAAGCGGCCGATCTGTAATGCTGCGCGATGCCCGCTTGAGTCCTGACGGCTCGCTGCGATACTGGCTGCGCCGCGAGTGGGACATCGGTTGTCGCATCGTCGTCTTCATCATGCTCAACCCTTCATGGGGTGACGCGAAGATCGACGATGCGACCATAAAGCGCTGCATCGCCTTCGCACGCGCGTGGGGCTACGACGGCCTGCGTATCGTGAACCTCTGCTCATTCCGCACACACCGACCGACCGAGATGTACGAGTATGTCTTGCGGACGCACTCAGACCCCATCGCGGCCGGATTCGACATGAAGCACGTCCTCGACGCCATAGCGCACCCCGACACGGCGCTCGTAGTCGCTGCGTGGGGTAAGGTGAAGCCGATTCTGGAAGACCGCGTGCGCAAGATCAGCCTGGCGGCCGAGTGGATGGGAAGACCTCTTCACGCCATACAACTGAATCTGGACGGCTCCCCCGCTCACCCGCTGTACCTCCGGGGCGACCTCAGTCCGATCCCTTTCGAAGTCATTAAGGACCATAGCATCCATGAACTCCAATCCCTCTAAAGAGAAGAAACGTTTCAGCCGCCGCATCGAGGTCGTCGAAGTTCGCAAGTACGACAGCCCCGACGCGTTCCGTCTCTCGCCGCTCGACGCGAAGGCGGTCCTCGTCGATTACGTCGAGCAGAAGGTCGGTCGCGAAATCGCCCTCGCAATCGTCGGTAACGACGGTTCGTTCACCGCAATAGGGAGCGGCCAGACTCTGCAGCCACGCCCGAAAGTCTCGATGACGCTTGCGATCCCAAAGGACGAATACGCCGCCATCATGCGCGGACGCATCACCCCGGACAAAATCGCTCCGGCTTCGCCGCCCTGCCCTTCAGCGGCCGAGGAAGCTACCGGCACGTCGTTCAAGGGCGCTCGGGAGTCACTCATGCAGGCGTACGGTGCGAGCCCCGACACGGTCCGTAAAATCATCGACCCGTTCGACGAGTCTCCCGGCCCCGACTGGTATCACCAACTTAAAGTTCGTGCGATCCAGTACAAGGAGATGTTCGGGACCGTCCGGACGAAGCATATGCTTGCTGTTGGTGCGGGCGTACAGAGCCTGCAAGACCTTCGTTACGTGTCGGATGGGTCTAAGCGTGCCACAGCGTTCATAAAGCTGCTGGACGCCGATCTGGCGGTCCGCGAAGCTACCAACAAGTGCCTCGACGTGAAAGCGGAGCAGGTCGATGGCGACGACATCATCTGACGCGCCGCTCGCGGTCAACGCCCGCGCCCTGGCTGACGCGATGATCCTGCTGTCCGGCGACGTGGGGAAAGGCGTTGACCTTGCGAAGCTCGGCACGACGCTCGAACGCTACTGGCCGATGAACGTGTGGCGAGCAGCTTGCACCGAGGCGGCCCGGCAACTCGACATGGGCATCAAGCCGCGTCAGGTCCTGCCGCTCAACCCCGCTCACCTACCGGCGATGCGCTACTTCAATCATGACCCGAGCGACTCGCCGATTGCCATGATGGAGTCCCGCATCGACGAGACGCCTGAGAGCTTCTTCATGGAGCTTGATGAGGTAGATGCTGGCTGGATCGAGGCGAAGTACGGATCGTTCGAACTGCGTAAGGTGCAGATTGCCTGCATCGAGGCTGAGATAGAGTTCTGCGGCCTGTAATAAAAAGAGGGCGGCCGATACTGCGCCGCCCCTCAACTCTCACCTACATGGCAACTCTTTACTTTGCCGCCTTCAGCGCTTCGACTTCGGCCTTCAGGTCGGCGATCATTCCGGACATCTCCTGCATCGCCGCGACCATGCGCGGGACCAGCTTCGAGTAATCCACCGTCTGCAGAATCATCTCCTGCACTGCGTCTACGATGTCGCCCGGCTGCGGATCGGCCAGAACCGTGCGAAGCTCGACGACGGTTTGCGTCTGCACTTCTGTACGTGTCTCGGTTACAGTCTTTTGCGATCCATCTTCATTCAGTTCAATCGTGCCGTCTTCACCGACGACAGGGACCTCGACCTGAACCGGGACCTCGACCTGAACCGGGACCTCGACCTGAACCAGCTTCGGGCTCGGGTCGTAGCCATCGCGGTACACCGGATGCCAGTCGCCCAGCGCGTCCTTCTCGCCAGTCACAGCGAACGGCATCTCTTCTTGCAGTTCGTGTGCGATCACGTATTCAAGGCCGTCGTCGTCGTGAATCTTCCCTCGATAGACCTTGATTCGGTTGATCGAGTCGAGCGCCCCGGTGATAAGTTTGTAGTCCGACTTGATCCGATAGTCAGACGACGTGTTGAACGCAGTGGCCGAGGCCGTGGTCGTGATCGACCCGACCGTAGATGCCGCAGCGTTCGAGAACAGTACCGCCGTTGCAGCATCTACCTGAGCCCTCATCGAGATGCCCGTACCGTACCCCGGTCCGTAGAAGTTCACTGCGATTTTGTTGATATTCTCGGTGTTGCCTACTGCCATGCTGCGCTTAACGCTCATGTCGCCGAAGTCGGTAACTGCGAGGTTGATACCGTTGTTACCGTTGTTGATTAGCTCGGTCGATACGTTGGTGTTGTTCGAGCGGAAGTACGACTTATAGCTTCCGGAATTCGCGGACATCGTTAAACCCGGCGACACGGTTCCGGTGCCTGCTACCGTAACGCCAGCACAGATAATCGCGCCGGACATCGTTCCGCCCGTAAGCGGAAGATAGTTCGCCGGGTTAAGGTTGCCTGCGTCCCACGGTGCGTTACCTGCGAACGTCGGCCGAGCCGAGAACGTAGAAGCCCCTGTGACCTGCAACGCCGAGCCGTTATCGACGTTACTACCGATGAGCAGGCTCCCAGCAAGGTAGTTCTTTGCCGCACCCATCATGTACAGATTCCAGTTCCCCGCCGCTGCCGGTAGGTTGCCGACGAACCCCATGTTGTTAGTCGCGCCTGTCAGCGAGCCGCCTGCGTAGAAGCCATACTGCGTCGTAACCACAGCGCCGGACGCAAGGCCGTTCTGCGTAGCCGAGAAGTGGTATAGCGTAGTGACGTTACTGCTCGCCACGGTCGTTGCAGCGGTCCTGAAGATTGCCGGTGTTCCCGTACCGATGTTTCCTGCGCCGTTGATGGCTCCGCCTGCGCCTGTAACCGGGCCGTTGAGGTTCTGCACGCCGGTAAGCGTGTTATCGCTCGCCAGCGCCGGAACGCCGAGGTTGGTTCGAGCGCCGCCTGCGGTCTGCGATCCCGTACCGCCGCTGCCTACCGGGAGAGGGTTTGCGATGGAGGCCGCGCTCGCTGCTGCCGCTGCAGCGCTGTTTGCTGCATTCGTCTCGCTCGTAGCTGCTGCGTTCTTCGACGCAGTGGCCGACCCGGCGCTGTTGGCGGCGTTCGTCTCGCTGGTTGCTGCGTTGGTCGCGCTGGTCGCCGCTGCGTTCTTCGACGTGTTGGCCGCAGCAGCGCTGTTCGCGGCGTTTGTCTCGCTGGTTGCTGCGTTGGTCGCGCTCGTAGCTGCTGCGTTCTTCGACGTGTTGGCCGCCGTGGCGCTATTGGCGGCGTTCGTTGCGCTAGTTGATGCGTTAGTCGCGCTAGTGGCCGCTGCGTTCTTCGACGCAGTGGCCGAGTCAGCCGCTGCCTGTGCGGCCGGAGTCACGTCACCGGTATCGCCCTTGATGCCCGCCGACCATACCGTGTTGTCGCTCCCCGGAACGACATTGGTGTTGTCCTTTATGGCGAACCAGACGACCGAGTAAGTCCCGCTTGAGTTGGTGTACGTCACGCTGTCAGCCGCGCTGTACGCCGTTGCCGGGTCCCACTGGCCGCGCAGTCGATAGCCTGCTCCGGAAGCACCGGAGATGCCCTGTCGGCCAGGAGGCCCTTGGATGCCCGGCTCGCCTTGTTCGCCCTTCTGGCCCGGCTCTCCGGGCTCCGTCAGAAGCTGCCACACGGTCGGGTCGCTGCCCGGCGTGACCGGCTGGCCGTTGATGATCCCGACACGACAGAAGTACGGCACGCCGTTGTATGTGATCTGGTCGTTCGGGTCGTACCAGATCGTCGGGTCATAGACTCCCCTCGGATTCAGTAGCGGTAGTGTCACGAAATCTGTCATGTCGGTTTCTCGTTGGAAGTTACTTCGAAGCGCCGCTTCTCCAGCCGCACTTCTTTACGCCCTTGTCGTTGTGCGCTCCGATCTGCTTCGCCGACCCTTCCGTCAGCACATCGCGCGTGCTTAGGATGATCGGCGACTCATCGTCGCAGAACGTATCAATGACCTTCGTTCGCACCACCGCTTCCGGCTGCGGTGGCGGCGGGCACTGCTGGGCTACTGGCGACGGAGCCGTCGTCGTTGCGCACCCAGCCATCGCTGTACAGACGATGCACAGCTTCGCCAGGAGGAAGACCTTGCCATTCCTTTTCAACATTTTGCGACTCCTTTGCTGAGTTGAGAGCTTGTTCGGCAGCAGCCTGATCCGCCTTTGCCGCGACCTCGTTTGTGGCTGATGCCGAAGCCTGAGCTTGCGCAGCATCTGCTCTTGCCGCCTCGGTCTTCTGTCCGGCCTGCGCTACCTTCGCGTCGGCGTTCTTCTTGTTCACGAACATGGCGATTGCCGAGCCGAGGGCGATTACGCCGCCGAGAATTGCAGGCCACGCCTTAGCGAGCAGTGCGACGATAAGAGTCATTTGATGAACCCTCCATTGAGTAAGAACGCGGCCCGCAGCGTATCCATTGAGTGCTGAAACTGGCCGTAGTTGTTGTTCGGGAAAGATGCCCACAGGTTGCCGCACTTCATCACTGCACCCTCGAAGTCTCTAGCTATAAGAAGCGGGATCGCTCCGCGCTCCTTGATGATCTGGATGCAATACAGGTCCTGCGAGAGCGGACTGAAGTCCGGCAGCTTGAGCATCGTCTTGTAGTGCGGCCAGTCCTTCAGCATGATCTGATACCGACCACTCGCATTCGACGTGAGGCCCTTGCTGTTGATTACCAGCGACTTGCGGCCGAACTGCGGCATGAACGGATGGTCGCTGTAGTCTCCGAAGCGGTTACGCTGCAAGCGGCCATCCGGGCCGATGCTGCTGACGATGATGTCGTATCCATCGTCCTGCGTGATGATGCTGTTGGAAGTACCTTCCGAGATCGCAATCGTATCGAGGAAGGCGCACATCTGCAGGCCGCCCGGCGCTGCGTCAGGAGTGATTCGCGGCATCGCTGCTCTCCGGCTTTTCCGTACGCTTGATAGCCGTGTAGCGAATAGCAATAAGCGTACAGAAGAGGATGGCGTACGCAATTGCCTTCTGGCCGGACGCCGGAACGATCTGCTTCAGATCATCCGGCATGCTCGCCCACGCCTCGCGGAGTTCCGGCCCGAAGAGCGAGATCATAGACATCGCCCCCGAGAATACGACTACTCCGCGCGTGTGAAGGCGCTTCCAGTTATCCGCAAGACCGATCCGCCAGCCCAGCCTGAAGCTGCGCACACGCTCAATCATCATCGTTAGTTGTTTCGAGTCCATCGTGAAGTCTCCGGTCTATTCCCCGCACCGTTGAATGAGAACTTGTCGTTCAGCTTATCGATCTTGTCTCCGAGCTTGTCGATGCTCTGACGAACCTCGGACCGGCTATCCGCCTGTGAGATCTCGATACGCTGAAAGTGAAGTTCCTGCTGTTTGTCCGAGGCTTCGAGTTCGAGGATGCGCTTGTCGAGCGACGAGTACACCCCAAACACAAAGCCTATGGACGTAATACACATACCGAGCATCATGAGAAGCGTCGGCAGGTTGACCGAGAAGTCAAACATCGGCTTGCGCGCACGGTCGAGAAAAGGCGCGGAGCCGTTGCTTCCTGCGTACTCCCGGCTGGCCGTTGCCTGATCGTTTCCTTGGGACATTGCAATCTCTCCTTTGACGAGGGCCGAACGGCCACGCGGATTATAGCTCGCAAGGAGTTCCCGAACTGCGCGCAATCCGGGGGTGAGTTGGTCAACAGCTACGAACGGACGTGCATTGCTAATCGACATGTCAATCTCCTTGAACCGACGCGACCCCCGACGCGCCGGAAGTTACTTCCAGTTTAGGAAACTGCAGAGTCGCCCGTGGTCGCGGACGCCTGCGTAGCGGTAGCATCCTGCTCAGATTGCGCTGCAGTGGCCGCTGACGCCTCAGCCGATACCTGAGTAGCCGCTCCGACCGTCTGAGCCGCTGCAGGCGTTTCTGGCGCTGCCGGAGCGTCAGGCTGCGGCGCATGATCCACCACGACGCCGCCCGAGAACTGCCAGCGGTTGACGTAGGTATTGGTCGAGACAGTCTCGTCAACCGGCAGCACAAGCTGGGCCTGAACCCAATCAAGCTGCTCGACGCCGCGCGGCGGAACGCCCATCAGCATGACCGGCGTCTCAGCAAGTGCGCGCTTGCCGGACTCGTACGACGCCTGCGAGAAGAAAGACCGCACGATGACATATGTCTGATTGTTGTCGTACTGGCAGTTAGCCGAGGCGACGACGTGATGATCCATCGGTACGTCCGTGCCGATGTCGGTAAGTGTCTTGTGAATGCTCATGGTGTTACTCCTTCTGGTTAATAGTTAGTCACATCAATCGCGGAAAAGCCCCACTGCAGGGCCTCCTTGAATCCTACGTAGTTGTTCTCGCCGCCGACCGGGCCAGCGGCCATGAAGTTGCCGGTGATGACGCCTCCGCTCGTGTTGAACATCGAAAGGTAGCATCCCTGTACGTTGTTGCCATACTCGTACGCCGGTCGCACACAAGCTACTGCTACCTGACCGACGCCGTAGTTCCACTGCCCGAACTGGCCCTTCGGCGGCTCCTGACCTCCTGACGACCACCAGCCGGTCGCCCCGTTGCCGAACTGCAGGTTGTTAGTCTGCGAGCCGAGGAAGCGGGCGAACGGAACTGTAACGTCCGCAACACATGATCCGGCGGTGTTGAATACTTGCGCCCCGTAGTTGTTTCCGCTAATCGTCTGATCTGCCTGATCGAAAATGTAAGCGGTGACGTTACACGGGCCGGAGCAGACCAGATCGACCTGCCACGAGTTGCCGTTCTGCGTCCACTTCAGCGGCACAATATACCCTCCGTTATCGACCGAGAAGGCGACGAGCGGCGAGATGGCCGTGAAAGTGAACGTGACCATCTTCCAGGCGACCGACTTGGTGATCCCGGCGTTGTTGTAGTAAAGCTGGAATGAGCTATCGACGGAAGGTTGCGTGATCTTCTGCCGAAGCTGCCAGTTCGGCATGCCGAGTTCCGAGTCCACCTGAATGAACCCGCTATCGGTTAGCGTCTGAAAGCCTGCAGTCATTTAGTACACCCCATAAAACAAAGTCCCCTGCACATTTACATGGTACGAAGTCGTTCCGCCGCTGTACGTCCACGATATCGTATTCCCTGAGATTGTGATCGTCGGAAGGCACGTATCGCCGGAGATGTGATAGAAGACGCCCTGCTGCTGGAAGAGGAAGAACGGCGTTCCTTGCGACAGGTTGTTGTCTGTGAGGCTTCCGGCCACTCCGGTTAGAGCGCGAGTCCCGAGGACGCGCGGGAGACGTGTCGTGAAGTCTACGGTGAGACGGCCGAGGCCGTCCCAGCATTGCATACCTGCAGGCATTACCAGACCCCCGCTCTGAATCGAAGTGTGTTGTTTCCGTCGTACGCCAGGAACGTACCGCCCTGCAGGACGCTTCGCTGACCGGATGTCGCGGACTGGATTGTAGTCGTTCCGTCTGAGTTCACCACGAAGAGGCCGTTGATGTTGAGTGAACCGGCGTTGATAGCCCCGAGGTTAGCGGTAATCGCCGACAGCGACCCGGTGCGGATCATGCCGGGGCCGATCACTGTGTTGATGCCCGACCCCCATGCGCTCGGACCGACCTGATTAGGCAGGCACTCTTCGAGCATCGGCCGGTAGGCCCAGCCGCCGAGGTTGTATCCTGCGTTCACGCCGATCCCGACTACAGCAGCTACTGCCCCGGCCGGAGCGATGGCCTTGACGAACACGCGGGTCATGGTAGCCATCGACCCCGCGTTACCCCCCTGAAACTGCGCGGTGTAGTAGCCGATTGACTGGCCGCTCGAATTCAGGAAGTACAGGCGCAGGTACATGTTCACGCCGCTGACTCCGTAGATGCTCGCCATGTAGTACTGTCCGGCCGTTACCGGTACGGCATAGCTATCGAACGTACCCTCTACGTTGGCGGTAGCGCAGGTAAGAACCGCTGTCCACTCGTTTGAGTTCGAGACTGTCTGACTGAAGCCATTCAGCAGGTTGTACGGCGCGTTCCAGAACGAATAGACGCCGTTGCTCCAGCCGGGGTTAGGCAGAAGGTTAGGATTGCCTCCGACCTGCAGCTTGTCGGCGCTGATCGACCCGGCCGCGATGAGGTTGGCCGTGATCGCATTCGCCGCGATCTTGTCCCCCGTAATCGAGTTCGCCACGATCTTGTCGGCCGTTACCGAGTTGACCGCCAGTTTGTCTACCGTGATAGCTGCAGCAACGACCTTCTGCGTCGTCACAGAGCCGTCCTGAATCAAGGTCGTGCCGGACATCCGAAGCATCTGACACTGGTCATACGTGGCCGTCGTCGATACGTTAGCGCCGCCGAGGTTCTGGATAAGGCAGTAGAACTGCAGCGTAGCGATGGCCGGGTTATTGACTGTGACCTGAACGGATGAAGCGCTGTACGCGGTCGTCTGGACGTTGTTGCCCTTGTTCCATGAGATCACATTGCCGTTCACGTCTTTCGCGACGACGCCAATTGCGGCTGCGGCTTTCGCATCAGCGACGTTCAGGTGAAGCTGTGCAGTCGCGTACCAGATGTCCCCCATCGTCGCCTTCATGACGCGCGAGTTGTAGAGGGTGTAGTTCACGATCCCAGCCCCGCCGAAGCTCTGAGCGATACCGACGCCAGTTCCGCCATCCGCACCAAGGCCCGGAGTCGTTGCATCGACGCGCCAGATACCCGCAGCATCCGCCGTCCATGAACGCAGGTCGCCGAGGTCGAAGCTCGGATCATCTACCTGATTGGTCATGTCGCCGACGAGCAGCTTGTCGGAACTGATGGAGTGCGCTGCGATCTCGTTCGCACCGACCGCGCCTGCTGCGATAGTGCCAGCAAGGACTGCTCCGGCCGCGATCTTCCCGGCTGTGATGGCGTTGGCCGCGATCTGGTTCGCGCCGACAGCGTTAGCCTGAATCTGTGCGGCGCTGATCTGCCCGGTGAGTTGCGTTGTCGGAATCTGCGGGATGTTGTTGATCGCGATAGTGCCGTCGATGGTCGCGGCCGGGACTGCTGCGGTGTACTTCAGATTCGTTGCGTCCCAGCGATACAGCAGATTGTCCTTGCTGTTCAGGACGACATCCGATCCAGCGTACGCGGTCGGCACGCCGTTGACGATCAGCGGCGGCTGGATCGTCCGGGCAAACTTGCTGATATCGAGCGCGCCGTCCGCGATCATTCCTGCGACGATCGTACCGGCGTCCGGAGCCATGGCGACTACCGAGAAGACCAACTCGGATGAGTAGTTGAGCGAGTCCGCGCCGAACGTGTCGTAGCCTGCCGCGCGAAGGTAGTAGTCCTTCGTCGGGTCGAGCAGCGTGCCGTCCGCGAGTTGCGTCAACGTGACGAAGAGATTCGGCCCGTCGTAGACGAGGTTCGAGCCGGGATCAGGCGCGAAGCCCTTCGTGTCCGAGATGAAGACCTGAATACCTTGCCAGTCACCCTCGGCCGGACGGTCGCACTGGAAGAACGCCTGCTTCATCGCCTCTGCGATCTGGATGCCGGTCAGCGCCACGATCTGCGGGTTGCCGAGATTGAGGTTGTAGAACGGGCCGACGACGCCGAGCGAAGAGACCGCCCGCACTTGAAACTGAACCGTACGCCACGGACCGCCATCCTCCAGCATCTGCTGAATGCTGTACGTGTACGTGTTCTGTGCCGAGTTGCCGGAGAACCGGACGACCTTGCTCGGGTTCCCGGCGATGATCTGGATGTCGTAATGTGCCGCGTCTGCGCCTCGATCCCACGTCACGATGAACTGATTGCCGTCCCACGGCTTCGCCAGCCGGAGGTTCGAAATGAGCGGCGGCGGCGTCTGCTTGATGGTATCGGACGGTACAGGCGGCTTCCATGACGGCGGCGTATCGATGGTGTAGTGATACGCGGTCGTGTTGAGCGCGAACACGTCCTGAGTGGTCGTAAGTTCAATCGTGCCGTCCGTGCCGCCTGCGAACTTCACCTTCGCAATACGCAGCACCATGTCGTCGATCTTGTTGTCGGTGACGTTCTGGATGCGAATGACGCCGCCCGGAATCGCCGCCTTCCACGCAGAGCGGTCAAGCTGCACCGTCAGCCGACGCAGGCCGGAGCTAACCGCCTTCAGGTCGCGCCGCGCGATGCGAGCAGCGATATCCGCGTTCGGGCAGCAGTCGTACTTCTTCGTGTCCGAGAAGACTGCGCCGGAGTTCGACTGGATCAGTGCGATGTTCTGTGCGCGAATCTGACCCGTCTTGCCGGTGACAGGCGACGTGTAGCTGACGATGATCTGGTTGAGCGCAGCGTCGCCCGTACCGGCCGAGTTATCCGTGACACGCAGCAGGCCGGACGTGTAGGTGAACGTCGGAATCGCGTTCACGTCGTAGTCGCCACGCACGAGATGCAGCGTCAAGTTGCCGGTCGTCGGGTCCGGATAGAGCGATGCCCCGATGTAGTCGAGGATCGTCTGCATGAAGTCAGACAGCGTGCCGGTGCGATCCCACTTCGTCGCCACGGCCATTCCTTCGTCGTACAGGATGTCGGCGGCGTCGGTGAACGAAGCGACGTTCAGCAGGGTTGAAGGCAGGCCACGGCCCCATGCGCGATTCGTGATTCCTTCGTACAGGACGTGCGCCGGGTTCATGCCCTTGATGGTCTCGATCACGTCCACCGTACGGGCGAGCTTGCGCTTGTCGTCGTCCGAGATATTCGGGTCGGCGAGTTGCGGGTTCGGGATCGTCACGACCCCCGAGCTAACCGTGATGACTGCCTTCGCCGGATAGAACGGAGCGTCATCCTGCCAGCCCTTCAGCGCGCGGCGAACGCGAAACGTCCATGGCTGCGGGTTCGGCTGGTTAAACGAGACCATGCCGTCGTAAATGACGGTCGTCACGCCGCGAAACGCCGGAAGCGGGCCGGGCATCAGGTCCGACAGGTTGCGTGTGTCGTAGTTGTTATTGCCGATGTTCCGGCAGTTGATCGACGCTGGAAGGGTCTGCGTCGAGTCGCCCATCAGCAGGTACGCATTCCCCTGAATACCCCCACTGCCGTTCGGGGCTGCGCCGAAGAGGTCAGAGCGGTCGAGGAAGAAAGTCGTCGAGTGATCCATGACGGACGACCCATCGACCGAAGGCTTCTTCACGACCCGGCCGCCGACATCGATCTCGACGACCTCATCGATGGGGCCGCGACACAGGCCCATCAACATTGTGAACGCGTAGTAGTAGCCGATGGTCGTGCCCTGCTGCTGGTACGGCGTGCCGCGATAGTTTCCGTGCCACACGACCGACCAGTTAGGGAGCCACGCCTCGCCGAAGATGACGGCTTCAGGCGTACCCTCATCTGCTTGAGGGAATGTGAAGTCTGAATCGAGCGCGGCCACGGCGTCGGGCGCTTTGCGCGCCTTCGGCTTCATCGCAGCGGTAATCAGGTAGCTGGCTACGAGGATAAGAATTTCGTAAAAGATGCCCATTTTTATTTTCCTTAGAAGACCGGATTGCCGTTAAAGGGCGATGTCCCCGACATACCCTCGTAGCCGCTGAAGTTGAGGATGTTGTTGAACTTGTTGACGCACATGTCGGCCGTCTGAGCGCACCCCGGATACGCGACGATCTGCTCGCCGATAAGAAGATTCTCAGTCGTGCCGAGCAGAGTGAATGTGTTGCCGACCTGAAGCTCGATAGCGATGCGCTGGGTCACGCCATCGGCCACGGTGATCTCGATGAAGCCCTGATCGAACCAGCCGTCAGGCTTCGACGCGATGTCTGCAGACGTGATCGAGTTTCCGGTCAGCGCCGAGATCGTCACGTTCGTGGCGAACGCTGCCTTGTTCACGCGACATGTGTCCGGATCGTAGACGGCGTAGCTGCAGTTACGGTTCCATGTCAGCCGAACGCCTTCGCGGTCGAACGCAGAGGTCAGCGTCGAGCCGACGATAGTCAGCCGGTCAGCGCCTTTCTGCTGAACGTCAGATACCGTGCCGATCCATCGAACGGCGAAGTCAGAATCCATCACCAGCATCGGGTAAAGAGAGACCGCATGACAGGCGAAGATTCGCAGGTACACGGCGTCGGCGGGTGACTGGCCGCGAAACTGCTGGGCAGGCTCGAACGTGTTCGGCACGGTGAGCGACACGGTATCGACGATGGACTCGCCCGACAGGTTGATGTCGTCGTGGCTGGATGGGTTTGCGGACCACTGGACGCCGTTCATGACGACATCCTGATCTGCGTTGCAGTAGTACCAGTTCCGCGCGCCGCGAGTGAACTGATAGAACTGGACCTCGATACTGTCGTGGTTCGAGCGTTCGAGAGAATCAAACGACATTGCGAATCTCCGGTGTGCTTCGGAACGTCAGCTTTACTTCCGCTGCGCCGTTGCTGTCTGTATGGTGAAGGATGTCGATGCTGTCGGTAGCCTGGCGGGCCAGATTCATGAACGAGATGCGCTTCACGAGATCAGGCGTCAGCGTCCGGCCGAAAGCCTGCACTGCGATATTCAGGCGCTCTGTCGTCGCGTTCAGGATGTTCGAGCCGGTGATAGCCGTGTAGTAGCGCGTGCCGTCGTAAAGCTCGATCTGGATATCCTTGCGGCCGATCACGTTCACGCCGTAGGTCGAATAGCCGCACATCTCGACATCGAGCGTGCGACCGAGCGTCGATCCTGCCATGAACAGGTCCTCGGCGAAGGTCGGAATCCAGACCGGGATACGCTGCCCGCACATCGCATACAGCAGCGACCGCACTGCGGCGCGTTCCTGCTTGCCGACGACGAGGCGAGACATGCTCTGCTTGAAGGAGGGGAAGCCCGCTGTGTCTGTGCGCCACACGACGCCGGTCTCGCCGTCGAGATCGAGAATCTGGCGCTCCCAGCCGATGTCGATAGCGCTGGCCTCATTACCGGCGTCCAGAAGCACCGGATTGCCGGAATAGGTATCCACGGTGCCGAAGCTGGCCGCGAAGCCGTTGTTGCCCGTCATCTGGAAGCGCAGCGTGCCCTGGCTGACGCGCGACGAGAGTTTGGACGGAGACGGCTGGTCGGTCAGCCTGCCGACGCGCAGCGGGTAGACGCGAGTGCCTTCCGGCCAATTTTTCGAAGTTACTTCCAAAAACGTCAGGGTTGAGTCCGACATCGACTGGATCGTGTGGACTTCGTAGTTGAACGCATCGCCGTAGATCAGCACCTGAGTCCCTGCAAGGAACTCCGTGTACCGTGTGTCGATGCCGATTGCTGGAGCGCCTGCCGTGTACGAGCCGGTCGTCACGCTGCCGTCGAAGAAAAGCGGGACCAGCCAGTCGGCCGACCCGCCGGTCTGCATAGCCAGATCGAACAGCGTTCGCTCGTTGCGCTCGCAGATGAAGTTCATCTCGATCTGGCGTCGGGGAGTTACCCGAAGTTGCCTTCTTTGTTCTGCTCCGGACTGGCCCTGCAAAACGTCAGTGAGCCACAGGAGTGACTCGGTGACGCCGCTAGTCCAGTCCGGCATGATCGTCCATGCGTTCGCCACGGCGTCACTCCGGTAGGTTTTAAGGTGGCAGCATTTTAGCCTTTAACGTTACTTGACCCATTGCCGGACCGTGGTGATGTTGGCTTTCAGATGCGTCATCACAGTGTCTTCGCCTGCAGAGCCCGCCATCGCTTTCGCAATTTCCGTGTCGCCGATAGCCAGAACCTGCCGGATGCCGTTGCTGCCGCCGCCCGCCGAAGATGCCTTACCGCCGCCGTTCAGAACGTTACGAGGGTTATCCTTCGAGAGCACTTCCTCGCCCTTCTGCAAGATCGCTGCATGCTCGTCGGCGCGCAAGCCGAGCGGCCCGTTCGTGCCGTTGTGATAGCGCGGCGCATTCGCCCACACGGACGCCGGAACTCCGCTTCGAACCATACCCGACGATCCGCCGACGACCGTGCCGCTGTGCGCCACTGCAGCGCTTGCGACCGACGTGAACAGGCCGCTGAAGAAACTGCCTGCTTCGCTCGTCGAGTTCGTTACGTCCTGCGCGATCTTCATAGCCTGAATGGAGATGATCGCGTTGGCGATGTTCTTCAGGAATGAGGCGAAGATGTTCCCGATTGCGCGGCCGAAGTCCTTCCATGAGTCACTGAGCTTCTCCGTCCCGTCGATCAGCCCGGCGAGCGTCTCGGCGAATGCGTCCGCACCTTGCACCACCGAGCCGGTGAACGTCTGCGTGAATGTGTCCTTCAGCTTCACGAGGTCAGGGTTGATGTATTCGACCTGCGAGCGGAACTCCTTGACCTTCGCAATGGCGAGATCGTACTCAGGGCCGACGAGACTGCCGTTGCTGTGCGCCGCGTCGATGGCTTTCTGCAGGTCGTCGATGTTCTTGTTCAGAGCGTCGTTCGTGTCTGCATAGTCAGCCTGAATCTTCTTCTGCGCTTCGTCCTCGGTAACCGCGCCGACCTTCACCAGATTGGTGTACTGCTGCGTAAGGTCCGCGCGCTGCTTCAGGATGTCGTTGACCTGCTTCTGTTCATCCGCGACGACGTTGTTAGCAAAGGCGCGGTTGGCCCCGGCCGCGTTGCTGCCAGCTTGCCGGCCGATGGACGAAAGCTGCTGGTTCGCCATATCGATCTTCGTGTTATCGACGCCCGGCTTGCCGCGCATCGAGTTGTTGAAGTCGATAGCCTTCTTCACCAGATCGGTGATCTGCGCGTTGAGCTTCGAGGCCTGAACGTTAGCTTCGGCAATAGCATCAGCGCCGCCGAGGTCGCCGCTCTTCACGCGATCTTCGAGGTCTTTGTACAGATCGCTGCGCTGCTTGACGACGTTGTTCACGTCATCCTCACCCTTCTTGATGTTGGCGAGTTCGAGCTTGAGCGCTTCAGCCTGCTTGACCTGCTCCTTCGCTGCCTCAAGGTCGCCGAGGTACGACTGCGTACTCTTGCCGTTGATCGACGAGCCGCCGATCTTCTGGAAGTCCTTGACCTTCTGGATGATCCGGTTGTACTGCAGGTCTACGGCGTCGGCCGAGGTCTTGAGTTGCTGCTCGAACGTCTCCGTGCCGGTGTTGCCCTTCATGCCGCGCACGAGAACGCTGTCGAGTTCGTTCTGCAGCGACTCGGCCATCGACGCGCGCCGGTTGGCGTTCTTGTCCTTAGCCTCGTTGCCGAGGTTCGGCTCGTAGACGCCAACCGCGCCTTGCAGCTTCGACTGGTATTCCTGAAGCTCTTTCAGCGGAGCCTTGAGGCCGAGTGCATCGACCATCGGCTTGATCGCTTTCATGCTATCGGCCGCAAGCTGCTTGAACTTCGGGCCGTAGCTGTCGAACGTCGCCTTCGACTGAGCCTCTGCAGTCTTCTCATCGATCTGACCGGCCTTGCGCTTGTCGATGATGTCCTGCAGCTTCTTCGAGCGCTCGTCGATCAAATCGTTGACCTGCTTCTCGCCGGTCTTGATGTCTTCGAGAAGCTCCTTCTGCATCGCGTAGCCGCGAGGGTCGGCCGCCTGCTGCGCTCGAAGCGCGTCGTCCTGCTCCTGCGACGACAGCGCCCGGCCGTCGTTCGAGAATCCGCCGTGCTTCTGAATATCAGCCATGTTCTGCTGATGGCGCTGCTGGATAAGCTGAAATTGACGCAACGTGTCAGGATTCGTCGACGAACTGGCGCTGTCGAGGTTCGACTTCGTGGCGCGAATCTGCGCAGCGGCTTCCGGCGCTGTGGCGTCAAGTGTGCTGGCCGCCAGTTCCTTGATAGCGTTGCCGATCCGGGCCGGGAGCGTGGCGGCCTTGCTGATGAGTCCATCGACCATCGTCGAGAAGCCCAGCTTGACCATATCCCATGCATAGGCGAACTCTTCGACCACGAGCGATGAGAACTTATGGACGCTGGCGAACTTGTCGTCGAGTGCCTTGCCGATATCCCAGCCGATCACGAACGCCTGAATACCGAAGAGCGCGCCCTTCACGTAGCCGAGCGCAGTCACGAGCGCTTTAGCCGACGTGGTTGAAGCGTTCATCGCCGCAGTGTTCATGTCGTTGGACGCAGCAGCGGCAGTAGCCGACGCGCCTGCCTCCGCTTGAGCCGCTGCGAGCGCTGCCTGCTGTGCTGCCGCTTCGGCCGATGCCTTAACCATGTCCTGCAGGCCCGACACGAGGCCGATAGCCCATGAGATCGCCTTCGTCTCGACCCATGCCGTGATCGCTGTCTGCAGGAGCCCGGCGTTATCGACGAGAACCTTCAGCACAGACACGACGCCACTGAATGCGTCCGAGAGTTGCCTCGCGTAGTTCTTGCCCTCAGCTCCTTCGAAGAACGAGTTCAGCTTCTGGAGCAGGCTGATGTACGCATTGGCGAAGCCGCTTTCTGCAATGGTGCGCTGGAAGTCGTTCAGGCTAGTCGTGAAGCGACCCTGTTCCGCCTGCAGGGACTTCAGCGAGTCGGGAAGCTGCTTTGCGTAGGTGCGCTCCATCTCCTGCGCGAGACCGAGGATAGCGGTCTTCGCATCGATAGCTCCCTTCTGCATGCCGTCGAACAACTGCTTGACGCTGACCATGCCAAGCCCGCGCGCGAGCATGCCTTCGAGACCGGGAATCCAGTTCGAGGCTTGCCGCAGGTCGTCCATCTGCACCTTGTTCTTCGACAGCATCTGCTCAAGCTGGTTGAACGCGCCGTTGATCGCGTCAGTGCTTGAGTGGTTGACGCGCATCGCTTCGGTGATCCTCTCGAACGCGTACTTCGTCTGATCGAGATTCAGGTTGGCGTTCTTCGAGGCGAGGGCGAACTTCGAGTATGAGTCGGCCAGTTCCTTGATGCCGATACCGAGCCGTTCAGCCTGATCGTGCAGGTACGAGTACTCAGCAGCGATGGCCTTCGGGTCGGGACCGCCCAGCACCACACCGAGGCGGTTCTCGACAGCCTGCTTATCGACGAACGCCGTCAGGGCTGACCCTGCTAGGCCGATTGCGCCTTGAATACCGATGTACGCCGCAGCCAGCCCGAGGACCTCGCCGCGCAGACGCTGGAAGAGCGACAGCGACTCGCGCTGGCCTTCGCCGAACAGTTTGATGCTCTTCGTCGATGCGTCGGCCGCGCTGCCATGCTCTCGATAGGCTGAGTTCAACTGGTTGAGCGCGCCGGTCGCCGTGCGGGCTACGGTCGCGAGCCGGGCTTCCTCGGCGTCGAGTTGGTTCGTTGCTACGCCCGCCGCCTGCAGGGCAGCCTGAAGCTCGCGTGCGGTCTCGACGGTCTTCTGCATGTCGCGCTGTGCGCCCTGCAGGGCTGACTGAGCCCGCTTGAGCCCCTCAGCGAGCGCCTGATCTGGAGCGTCGGCCGCCTTGATCGCCTCGGAATACTTCAGGACATCTGCCTGCGCCTGCTTGAATGCTGCCCGCGCCGCGTTGACAGCCGCTACCTGCCCCCGGAAGGCATCGATAGCCTCTCCGGTATTGACAGTCGCCTTCATGGCCGCCTGAAGCTGTTTGACGGTCTCGCTGTATTGCTTGACCGGGCCTGACGTGCTGGCCGCGACCTGAGAAAGACTGTTGACCTGCTGTTCGAGCCCGGCGAGGGTAGAGCGAGCCGCCTCTGCCGGGTCCGTGATCGCCTTCAGGGACGCGCCGACGCCGCCAGCCTCATCCGAAGCCTGACCGAAAGTCTTGTAGCCGTTCGCGGCCATCGTCGCTGCGTCAGCCAGCTTACGGAACGCAGCGAGGTCGCGGGCCGCCTTCTCATCAAACGCCTTGTTCATGCCGAGCGCGGTCTCCTGCGCATCGGCGATGTCGAGCGTCTCCGAGAACAGCTTCACGTACTCGGCATCCTGAACCATCTGCTTCGCCGCCTGATGCTGGCGCTCGAACGCAGCGGCCTGTTCCTGCTCTGCCTTCGCGGCGCGCTCAGACGCTGCCGTTGCTTGAGCGTCGGCGGCTTCGCGCTGCTTCGTGGCTTCTGCGACTGCGCGCTCTGCCGCTTCTCGGGCTTCGAGAGCCTTCGTCAGATCAGCGACGTACTGCGCGCCCTGTTGCTGCTTCAGCATCGCCTGATACTGCTGCTCGAACTCGGCGGCCTCACGCGTAGCCTTCGCTTCCGCCTCGCGCGCCTGAACCTGCAGAGCCGTAACTTCCGCCTGCTGCTGTGCTGCCTCTTTAGCCGCCCGAAGATTAGCGGCGTATGCGCTGACCGACTCGCTGGCGGCGGCCATCGTCACACCGACCTGCTGCGCGTTGGTTAGAAGTAACTTCTGAGCCTGCGCCAGTTCGTTCGTATAGATGCCTGCCGCAGCCAGCTTCTCGGTCGTCGCGGCGAGGGTATTCTCCTGCTTTGCGACTGCCGTCTCGGCGCGGTTCATCGACTGCTCAAGCCGGTCGAGCGCCGATTGCTGGGTCTTCGTGACGTTCTCTACCGACGACAGTTCGTTCTTGAACAGCGTGAATGCGCTGGCCGTAGCGTTCGCCTTCTGCTGCAGGCGCTCAAGCTGGTCGTTCTGCTTCTGGTAGGTATCGATAAGGCCCTGCTGACGAATGAGTTCGTCTCCGGCCTTCTTGAGATCATTCAGCGATGCCTTTAGCTGGTCAATCGCGCCGTCCCCTTTCGAGGCGGCGTCGATCTGCTTCTTCAGCGCATCGGTGATGCTGTTGACACTTCCTGCAACCGACTGCAGCGTTGACTTGCTTTGATCGGTTGCGCGGATGAGTAGTTCTACGTCTTTGCGGTCAGTCATCGTAGTCGAGCCTCTTGAGCAATTTGCGGAGCATTCTACCCCCCGCCTTGCTGTCGAGGACCGACATAGCGACTGTCTGGAGGATCAATGCTTCCAGTTTCGTCTTGCCGTTGATACGTCGCCGCACTAACCGGACCTCTGACCAAAGATGCGCGAGGGAGTAGTGCCGGGCTTCTGGATGCCCTTCCGAAAGCAGAAGGGACACGTCGGCTCGCAGGCCGTGGTAATACCGGATCAGTTTGCTGCGCTGATCTGTGCTGCTCGCTTCATCAGGGCGTCTGTCAGTTCGGGCGGGACCTTTACGCCGATCTGCGAGATCATCGGCATCAAGGCCCCGAGGAAGTTTTTTACGCCGCCTACCTCTTCGAACGTGAGCTTCAGGATCGCCACGAGTGCAAGCGCCTGAGTCGGGAATGGCAGCAGCCGAACCTGTGTGGAAGTTGCTTCCAGATCGCCGGAGGCGATGCGGATAATCTCGGCCGCGAGCAGGGGCGCTTCGGTGAGCAGTTTCAGGATGAGCGCATCCCCGAGATTGTCCTTGTTGGTCTTCGCCTCGTTGGCCGCGTCCTCGTACATCTTGAAGATCACTTCCATGTCGGCTTGATGTGTCCGCATCATTGCGGTGATGTCGATGAACGACAGGCCGCGTACCTCGAAGTGCCCCTGCTTGCCGAGCGGGACCTTCGTAACTTCTGGAGTGTAGTCTGAGAGTTTCATGCTGGAAGTTCCTTCCAATCGTTATTAAAAAGGCCGCCGAACACTGCTGCTCGACGGCCGGTCGATCACCTACCAAAAACGCTTACCGCTGCGTGACGATGTAGCGCGGCTGGTTGCCCAGCTTCAGCACGCTTGCGGCCCACTGCGCGGTTTGCCACGTATCGCCGATCAGGTCCAGATTGCCGCTTGCCGAAAGCTGCACGTACGGCCAGAAGTAATCCTTGTTCGAGCCGACCGGGTTGTCGGACATGAACCGGAGTTGACCGAAAATCTGGATGCCCTGGTCGATGACAAACACGCGCGAACCGTTGCCTTCCGTCCAGCCGATAGTCAGCACGTCGGCTTCATCAATATCCGGCGCATCCGACTCGAAGTAAATCCGGCCGCCCGCGAGGTCGATCTCGTAGTTGTTCAGCGCCACCACATCGACAGCGCCCTTCTTGACGGTCACGTTGGTGACGTTGCGCAGACCTTGCGGGTGATCGGCATCGACGCCCATCTGGAAGTATGAGCCCAGCACTGCAGGCCAGTCCTGCGTCGCCGGAGTACCCGATGCCGTGGTCTCCTTGGTCGTCTGGCCGAGGAACCACAGCGCGAGGTTATCGACATCCATGTTGTCCGACGTGAACGTGATCGTGTGATCGTTCTGCAGCGTCACGGTGCGGTCCTTGACCTTCAGGCCGGACTTGCTCGAATAGTGGTCAAGCTGCGTGTTCTGCTGCGCAAGCTGGACGCTCGGCACGTTGCCGAAGAACTTCTCGGCGGTCGGCGTCGTCGTGCCGGTCAGAAATGCATTGAAGTACAGTCGGCCACGGCCGACGACGAGATCATCGATTTGCTGATCCATATTCGCCTCTCAAGGTTGATGAAGTAAAACGACTCACTCGACCGTAACGTAGGGCTGAGTATTGTCGGTTTGAAATACCGCCCTCAAGGGCAGGTAGAAAAACGCCGTCGATGATACCTGATTGTCGGGCGGTCGCACCACCGGAGGGCCGATAAGAAGGTCTGCAATCAGCCCGCCGAGGCGGAATGCGACCGGATCGACGCCCTGTCCGGTGTGCGGGTTCTGCGCGATGACCGCGACGAGTCGCTCCTGCACGGCTGCAAAAAGCCAGTGCGCGGAGTCGGTCGGATTGTTCGGGTCGTTCTGTGAGAAACCCTGTAGCAGCAGGTCCCATGTCTCGGCGTATGCATGCTTGCCGGAACCGGCGAAGAGCCCGCTGTCGGGCCGACCGCTTTCGAGGATCGATAGCATCGGCAGCGGCGAGCTATCCGGGCTGTAGACGGTCTTCCCCCGGAACACTGAGGCCGAGAGGTCGAACGGGTAGCCGTTGGCCGGTGTGATGCCCTGTAGGTGCGCCGTGAGCGCCTTCAGGATAGCGAGGCGTCGCGGTAGCTGGTTGGCTGCTGGAATTGTCATCAGTCGCTCAGTCGAGTGAACTGCCGCAGGAACTCGTCACCCACGTCGTCGGCGATATCTGCGCCCACTTCGTCGATGACGCCCCGGAACACCTGGTTGACCGAGGGTCCGTACAGCAGGAAAACGTTAGGGAAGATTTGATACGCGCTACCGTCGTGCCGGTTGCGAACGGTCTCGCCGGGCTTGACGCGGATAGCGAGGCCCATGTTGAACTGAGTCTCGGTCAACTGCGCGCCTTGCCGCAGCTTCACGAGGAAAGCGTTCTTCATGTTGATGCTATGACCGGGCTTCACCTGAACCGATACGCCGCCCATCCGGGCCGTCTGTTGCGTCTGGCCGGGGTTCATGAAGCGGGCGAGGCTGGTCGGCCGGAAGCGGCCGGTGATGACGGCCTCAAGGTTGTCGTCGGTCGCGCGCTGCGTGACGGCGAGGCGGTCGTTCTGTGCGAGGTAGTTGGTAGGGAAGGCGACCTGATCGTAGATCGCATCCGAGATGCGCTTCATGCCGGAGCGCGTTGCTACCTGATTGATTGCGAGGCGGGCCGCCTGCCGGGCTACGCCGGGAAGCCGGTCGATGTAGTCCGACAGGTTAGCCAGCGCATCGGCAGTTACGGTTACGCTCATCTGATCCTCATCACAACCCAAACTTCTTCGACGGGTCCGTTAGGCGGCTCCTTCACGTCAAGCTGAAACTTGTCGCCTGCCGCGTCGAGAGTGACGACGCTGTTGCTTGAGAGGGTGATGCCCTTTGCTTCAAGCTCCGGCCGGTTAAAAATCAACCGGTCGATCCCCTCGACCGTCTGCGCCCATCCCGCATTGTCGAGGTTTCCGAACCGGTTGATCTTGTCATGCCAGCGGACCGAGATGCCCTGGGCGTCCTGCCCCGGAGCAACAACCACAGTGGCGCTTACCTGCAGCACGTCATGGACGGTCTGCCGCAGGGATGCCTTGGTTGCGGCCCAATCGAACGCCATGACGGATTACAGGCCGTCAGTGTCGCTCGCCGCGCCCGATGTCTTCGGGTCGGTCTTGCCCTTGCTGTTGGCGTCGCCAGCTTCGGCCTTTCCTTGAGCCTTCGCGGCTTCAGCTTCGGCGGCAGCGCGCTCGGCGTCGGTCGGCGTTGCGGCCTTCGACTCGTCGCCCTTGCCGCCAGCCGCCTTGTAGGCTTCCAGTTCTTCCGGCTTCGGCTTGCGGATCGAGTCCGGAGCTTCGCGGTTCAGGTAGTCGAGTTCTTCCTGCGTCAGATCGATCACGAAGCCCGGCTTGATGCGGACCAGCGGCGCGAGATTGCGCTTCAGCGGCGTGCCGTTGAAAATCTCGATCTTCTCTTTCGGTTCGCCGCGAGCGACGGTGAGGGTGTGAACTGCGGTACGGAGTGGCATGTTATTGCTCCTTGATGTCTATCGTCTTGATACGGACCGAGGCCCGAAGGCCCCGGAAGTTACTTCCAGCCCAGCTTACGGCGCGACGTAACCCGGAGGCGTCAGCACGCCGGGGTAGCCAGCGAAGATGCTCGGGAACGCCAGAACCGACGCCGTAACCTTCAGCGTGAACGAGCAGTTCGGGTTCGTCGGGACCATCAACGGAGCCGATTGCGTCATCGTGTACGTCGTGCTGGGGTCGTCCTCGTCCCACATCTTCGGGAACATCGAGAGGGACTGCAGGCGCGCGCCGCGATCCTTGATCGAGCCGAACATACGGTAGCCGCCGATGCCTGCGCCGAAGCCGCAGACCGTGCCGCTATCGAGGAAGGGAATCAACTGACCGGAGCCGTCTTCTGCTTCGTACGTGTCGCTGTACATCCACAGATCGAGCGAACCCATGCCGTTGCTGCCCGACAGCTTGCCCATGTACTCGTACGGCTCGCCCTTGATCGACGCGGTGTTGTAGTCCGTGCTCGAACCGCGATTGAACGCGTTCAGCAGGGCCTGCACCTTCGCGTTCTCCGAGAAGGCTTTCCATGCATCCGGGCCGAAGACCAGCGTGTCGATGGACGTGCCGGACAGCCACTGCACGAGACGACGGTGATAGTTGATGTCGTCGATGGGGTCCGAGGTCGATTGATCCCATGCCGCAGCGCCGGTGAAGGTCGCAGTCAGGCTCGGATCGCGGCCGAAGTCCACCGTCACGAGCGGGTAGTTGTCGCCTTCCAGCGTAACCTTGCCGTCGATCACTGCACGAGCAGCCATCCACTCCCAGCGACGTTCGATGAACGTCTTTTCGCGCGCCAAGTTGTCGGCGATGATTGCGTCGTAACGCTCGCCCGGAGTCAGGCTACCGTTCAACTGCTCACCGGCCCGGCGCGGGATGGCGCGGGTCGGATCGACGACGTGCTTCGGCTTGATGTAGCCCGGCTTGAACGCCTTCGTGGTGTAGCCGCGATCACGCATGACCTGACCTTGAACGTTCGGAGCGACGAACGGAGCGAGGCGACGATCCTTCGGCAGCACGTCGAACATGATCGTGTCGGTATCCGACTGGACTTCGTTCGGGAAGAAGCCCAGCCAGAACGGCTTGAACGTCTCCTGTACCTGCAGCACTCCGAGCAGGGTCGCGGTATCGTAAATTGTGTATTCCATCTCAAACTTCTCCAAGTGTGGTTTTAAACCGGACGGCAGCATATACGAGCCTGCCCGTTACTGCTCGGCTTGTTAGCCGGTCAGCACCCCGACTTGCAGGATGCGGCCGTCCAGCGCCTTCTTGATATCGAGCAAAGTCGTTCCTGCAGGCTTCACCAGAATCTCGAAATTGAAGAACCCGCCGATGAAGGTCGGACCGTTTGCAGGCGTGTTCGCTGCCGTAACGATCGGTTGCGCCGCGATGCCGACGATGACGCCGGTCGTGTCGTTTGCGCCCTTCACCCACGGAATGAGATTGCCCGCCACGTTGCGCGCGAGCAGACGGTACTGTTCGATAGTCTGCCCGCCTTCGTAGGTATCGCCGCGCGACACAACATCGATGTCGCCCGCGTAGACCTGAATCGGGTTGAGCGAGCCCATGCTGCCGCCAGCCGCCAGTTCGTTCATCTTGCTTCTCCTGAAAAGTTACGGTTGCGTCGCGGCTTATGCCTTGACTTCGATTTTCTTGCCGGTAGCTTTCGCCTGGCTGGCAAGGATACGCTGTGCTGCCGACATCTCTGCCGACGCCGCACCGGACGCACCTTCGCCCGCACCCACGTTCGGATGCTTGCCTGCGTCCATCGCCGCCGAGAAGGCCGAAGCTCCCTCTTTGGAAGTAGGTTCCACGGCAGCAGCGCCTTCCTTACCGGCGACAGCCAGCATCGCCTTTGCGTCGGCCGCCGACATGTTCGTGTTCAGCGCCAGATGGTTCGCCAGCGCGCTACGTCCCTGCGCCTCTTCGCTGTTCATGATCGCGCTCATACGCTCGCGTTCAGCCGTGCGGACCGCCTGCTCATCGACGGGCGCTGCAGACGCTGCAGGGGCCGCTGCTGCGGCCGGGGCTACGGCTTGTGCTGCCGCAGTGGCGGCCGGGGCTGCTGCTTGTGCTGCGTTGTCTTTCGGGTCCATCGCGTTCTCCTGTCCAGATTGGTCATCATCATCATCGTTACTGCCCGAACCATTCGGGTCAGCGTCTTCGTCATCCGCGTTCATGATCGCTTCCTGAAACGCCGTCAGTGCCTTTGAGGGCGCTGCAACGATATCGATCAGTCCGACCGTTTGCGCTTCTGATGCTCGATACACGCGTGCCTGCGTATCGCGTACCGCTTGCTCGCTCATATCGCGGTTCCGCGCTACGAGTGCTACAAAGGCGTCCATCGAAAGATCGACGTTGGCCTGAATGCTCTGCTTCATCTCATCGGTCAGGTCTTCGTACGGGTTGCCATCCACCTTATGATCTCCTGCAGTGATGAACTGCACTTCGATCCCGGCCTTCTGCAACATCGACTTGTACCCGACCCACATGACGACGACGCCGATGCTACCAGCGTAGCCCGATGGCGTCACGATGATCTTGCTTGCGCATGATGCGACCGCGAACGCCGCCGAGCAGCAGAACGAGTCCACCACAGCCACAGTGTCTTTCTCGCCGCGCAACGCGTACAGATCGTCACACAGTTCGAAACACCCTGCAGCTTCTCCACCCCCGCTGTTCACGTCGTACAGAATCGTGTGGACATCGGGGTCTGCGGCGGCGGCCTGTGCCTGCGAGCGGATGAAATTATAGCCGGTGAGCCATGACCAGCCATAGCTGAAGCGATTCACGAGCATTCCGTGTACGGGAATGATCGCCACGCCGTCTGCATACGCGAATGGTTTAGCTTGAGGCGAATCCTCGGCGTAACCGTACGCCGACAGAAGCTGCTTCGTCCGATGCATCTCGGCGGATGCCTGCTCCAGACCTTCGTCCACTTCCATGAGTTGCTGAAAAAATGCCGTGAGCTTCGTCTGCTCCTGCGGCCACATAAGCTGCTCCCGCATGTTCATGCGGTTAGCGATAGAGAGTGCGAACGAGTTAGTCGCCATCAATTGCTCCCCTTATTCGTGTCTTTCGGATTCGTGTCGTCAGCAGGGCCGCCATCGCCGCTCTGCAGCGTGCGAGATGATACGTCAGTGTTCAGGTTCAGGCCGTACTGTTCGATCATCTTCTGTTCGCGTGCAAGCTGTTCGAAGTTCTTACGGAAGTCCGTACCGAGGCGAGCCGCTTCACGTTCATACGTCGAGAGGCCGCCCTTGACGCGCAGCAGTGCCGCCTGCGTTTCTTTCATCTCATCAATCTGGCCTTGCGATGCGCCGATCCAGTCAGCCGACGACAGCGCTTCCTTCATCATCGGGCGGTAGAAGTCGTCCCGAGTCATGCCCGGAGGGAGCGGAACCATCTTCAGCGCAACCATCTCTTCGAGGCAAAGCTGATAGATGTTGTTAGCCTGGCGGTCCGCGACGACCTTCTTGCGAGACTGCATGAAGCGCCACGTATTCGCCATCGACGCACGCGCCGACGAGTAGTTCGTCTTCGTGTAGTCGCGGCTGAACTCTTCGTACGATAGGCCGAGCGCTGCCGCAACGTGGCGGAGCAGGGAGACTTCGAAGTCACTTCCAACGCCGCCCGGCGTCCCCATCGGTGTGAGCTTCAGCGACGTGCCGGGGAACAGATGCGGAATCTTCGCGCTGTCGAGCTTGATGTTGCCAGACGCCTCCATGTACTCGTTCAGCTTCGACATGTACGCGCCGATCTGCTGAAGCCACGCCTCGTTACCCTGGCCGGGGAGAGCCGGAGGCGTACCGGGGCCGCCCATCATCTGATAGACCGCATCGCGCGGCAGTTCCGACTCGATAGCCGCCGCGTAGCTCGCATTGATGACCGCATTCTGGAGCGTGATCTCCTGAAACTGCTTCGTCATCCGCATCTGCTTCAGTACCGCAACCATGTCGCTGATGCCGCGCGTCTGCGAGATTCGCATCTGTTCGACGATGTGGATGACCTGCTTCCGGCCCCACGGCTTCTCGGCAGGAATCTCCGTCCACTGATACGAGTTCGGGTCGGTCACTTCAGTCGGGTACGCGCCGCGAATGAAGTAGCTCAACGGCCTGCCGCGATCATCGAGGTTGACTCCGCGACGCAGATTAGGTGTGTCGGTACGTCCGTTAGGGTTCGAGAGGCGCTCCGGGGCGATTAGCTGGATTGCCGTCTTCAACGGACGCTGGCCGTCCGACTTCTTCGACAGCCACTCTGCGGTAGACAGCACTTCGCCTGACGTGACATACGTGCCGATGCTCAGACGGATCAGGTCCGTGAATGTGTTGCGTCGGGACGCATCGAGCCAGCACGATTCGGACTCTGCAATCAGGCCGAACAGGCTCTCGACCGTAAGTTGAAACTCTTCAGCCCAGCCGGACAGGTCGGCCTTCGTGCCCATGATCTTTGCGATGGCCTCATGCGCCGGTTTAGCGTTGAGCCGGTACTCCGCGCCAACGATGCTGTCGCGGTGAATCTGCACAGCCCCCGATGCATAGCCGTCGTTCTGCACCATGTCGCGCGAGCGCGCATCGGCAAGTGGCTTGATGATGTTGATCTGTTGATCCGGGGACGCCATGCTCGGCCGCCAGTCAACAGTCTCGCGGTGCCGACGCTCTGCCCCCTCGAATCCAGCGCCACGGAACGGCGCGACATCCGAGCCGAACATCGACATCTGCTCGCTCGTTCCGGCCGTCAGCGCCTTCTCCTTCAGTTTAAGAATCTCGCTCATGACATCCCTTTAGAAAATGAACTTGAACGCGGTCGGCATCGTTGACTTATCGACCAGCCCGAGTTGCGCCTTCAGGTCGTCGATGTACGCTTTCAACAGATCAGCGTTAGCTGCGTTGAACGTTACCCGCTCACCGTTCTGGTCTACCACCGTCGAGGCGAGCATGCCGGTCATGAGCTTATGGTACGCAAGCGTCGCGTCTGCGAGTCGCTGCGTGAGTAGGACCTGATCGTCCGCTGATAGTGCCATTGTGTTTCCCCTTATCCGAGAGCTTTGCCGAGTTGCGCGAAATCATACGCCTGTTCAGAGGCGCGCTCAAAAGGCTTGCCCTTGTCGGGGCTGAAAACCATTGGGTTCTTGTCCCACTCTTCGGCCCAAAGCGGCGGCCTCTCCCACTCAATCTTTTCGACCGGAAGCAGGGGCGACACGCACAGGCCGAGGGCGTAATAGCTCAAGTCCCATGCTTCGTTTCGACGGTTGTTCGGGTTCTGCCAGCCCTTATCGTCGCGCACTTCCTCGCATAGCTCGGCCCAAAACCAGTCTTCGAGCCAGTCCGGAAACATAATCATGCCCTTGCCGGGGACCGTACACATGAGCCGGTTGGCGAGAACATCTTTCAGTTCGTTCGGGTTGAACATCAGCACCGGGACATCGCCGCGTGCGACCGAGAACCTGTCTCGCCGGTTCGAGTCAGGGAACGTTATACGGGCTCGCGGTACGCCGCGTGTCGGATCACCCTTAGCCAGATGGAAGCGGCCAGCGTAGGGCATGTTCGTCTCGTCTGTGCTGAAGCTACGCCAGTAGTTGTATGCGTTCGTCGTCACGCCCTCACGACCGCCCGAGTCGCAGATCGTCATGCGCAGGGACATGTGGCGACCCGAGTCGTCGTCAAGCTCGTACGTCTTCGCAATGAGTTGCTCGGTGATCTGGTTCCAGTCCTCAAGGAACGTATGCGGCCGGACCATGTACGGGTCGCCCTCGTCGTCGAGCCTCTTCGACTTTGCGATGTCGAACCGGTCGATCAGTACAAGGTCAAACGGCAGGCCGGGCTGGACGCCGAACACCTGAGCGATGAAGCGGTTCTTCTGAACGTCAACCGTACCGAACAGCAGCCGCGTGTTGGCGGGGACCTTCCGCTTCGCCAGCTTCTCGGCGCGGCTCTTCAGAACTTCAGGAAGGCGATCGTTCTCACGGCTACGCGGCAGATAGGGCTCGCCAAGGTCGTTGTTATAGAACTTCGTCAGTTCTTCTTCAGAGCCGGTGCGCTCGAACACGTCGAGAGCGTTGAGGTACATCTCTACGAGCTTCGGCCACGTAACGAACGATGCGGCCACGCCATTGAGCCAGAACGACGCGATAGAGGTACGAGGCTCGTCGCCGCATACCCGACCGTTCTCGTCGATCCACTGCCCATCCTTCAGCCATACGCCCATAGCGTCCATCTCGTCGCGCTGGTCGAAGTGAATCTTTGCCTCGCAGTGCGGGCACTGCAGGCGAACAGTCTCGCCCGACTCCAGATTGGTCGTCTTGCGCTCATAGACCAGCATCGTGAAGTTGGCTTCGAAGTAACTTCCACAATCCGGGCACGGCCAGTAGCGGCGTCGGCGGTCGCCCTGGTTATACAGACCGAGGATGCCTTTGCATGGAGGCGCTTCATGCGGCGTCTGGCGAATCCATTTAGGGTTTTCGACCTCTCGGGATGGAGACGACTCCGCGAGAGCCATGGCGAACGATCTGAAGGTCGTCGTGCGCTTCTGAGCGAGCGGGTAGGGTGCGCCTTCGCCGTCGATGTCGTCCGGCATGCGGTCGTAGTCTGTCAGAAGCACGATGCCGACTGGACGGCCTGCGAACTCGGTGACTGACGGCCACGACAGCGTAAGCATCATGCCGTTGACGTACATTTTGTCGAACTTGTTATCGGCATCCGACGACGCCCCGAGCAGCCGACCGATCTCCGGCGAGTTGCGGTGCATACGGTCGATACGACGCATCGAGAAGTCGCGCGCTGCTGCCTGCGTCGGACAGAACATCAGAATGTCCATCGGATCGACCTTGACGTGGTGCGCGATCACGTTGAGCAGGAGCGCCTGCGTCTTGCCGCACTGCGCCGGGCCGACGAAGATCAGGCCGCTGTACTTGCGCGAGACCGTCGTATCCATCGGCTCGACCATGTACCACGCTGTCGAATTGAGCCATGGCCCTGTGTATGCACCGGGGTTGTTCAGGTGAACATACATCGAGGCCGACTCTGAGACCTTCAGGCGCTCGGGCGGCTTGAACAGTTCCGCCAGATCGCAGACGACACGGCCGAGGCTCTTATAGACCTTCTGCCGGGTCTGGCTGCTCTTCTGCGGCGGCCCGTTCGGGTTCCTCTCCTGAAGAGGTTTGTCCGTCATCGCTGGAAGGAACTTCAAAGGTTCGGTCAGGTTCATTTTGGAATGCCGTTACAAGGTTTTCATTCAGGGACTTCATCAACTGGTCCATCTGCGCGAGCATCAGGTTGCGCTGAGTGTCTGTGAGCGACGTGATGCGCTCGACCTGATCGACTGCCAGCATGATAGTCGTGCGGGCGACTTTGAACGCCTCGGCAAAATGCTCGACTACATCCTGCGTGCGCCACAGGTCGGCCCGGTCTTCCTCGAACTTCAGGCGCGCGTGCTGGCCCGCCCAAAACTCCTTCAGCAGACGCGGAGGCAGATCATCAGGAGACATCTTCTTGATGTGATCCTCGATATCGCCGATAGGCTTGACCAGATATGCTGCGGCCTCGCTGATCTTGTAGATGGGATGTCCGGCGCGCTTGCCGACAGATCGCAGTCCCTGAATCTTCTGCGTAATGGTGCGGTTGTCCCGACCGAACAGGGCGGCCAACTGCGAAATGCTGGCTCCCTCGAACAGCATTGCTCTCGAATCGGCGTCCTGTACCTTGCTGTCTGGTCTCTCTTCTCGTGTGGCTGGATACATTTTCATAAGTTCAGATCGTCCGTCAGTAGTTCGTCGTATGCATCATCAGAATCGAAGTCTGGTATCTCGTCGCCGCGTGCGACCGCCTCGCGGATGTCCTGCAACAGCTTGAACAATAGCTGCTGTCCGGCCTCCTTGTCGATCACTGCAACGCGGGCGATCTCATCCACAGTGCCGACCGCCATCAGAAGATAGACCAGCACGAGGTCTTTCTGCCCCTGCCGGGCGAGACGGCCGACAAGCTGCGTATAGAGTTCGTTAGAAAAGAACATGTCGAACACGACGAGAATGTGGCCGCCGTGCTGCAGGTTCAGACCGGCTCCGGCGCTCGCAGGCTGTACCAGCATCATCGGTATCTTGCCGTCGTTCCACGCCTTCGTACACTTGCCGTCAGGGTCCATCACGACTGCTTTCGGGAACGCCTTCTTCAGCCGCTCGCGCGACGCGTTATGCCAGTACGACACGAGGACCGGCTGGCCGCCAGCTTCTTCGACGATCTCACGCAGCGTCTGAATCTTCGCGTCATGCAGGTCGTACGCCTTCTTGTTCTCGTCGTACACGAAGCCCGAGGCGATCTGCATGAGCTTCTGCTGCAGGGCCGCCGCCGTGTCGCCGTTGATGATCTTGTCCTCGACCTTGATGACCGCTTCGCGCGCTGCGCGCCGGTAGGCCTTCATCATGTCGGGCGAAAGGTGAACCTTTACGGGAATGGTCTTCGGCTCTCTGAGATCGAGGTAATCCTTAGCTTTCATCGTCAGGCAGATGTCGGCGATCTTCTCGGCGATCTGCTTCTCCATGCCTGGAAATAACTTCCAGTTATAACCGCTGCGGTCGCGCCGGAAGTATGACTCGCGGTATCGGGTGATGTTCGACCCGAGGCGCTTGCCGCGATCTAGCAGGTATATCTGAGCGAACAGGTCCTCGTAGGTCTCCGCTGCTGGCGTGGCTGTCAGTAGGTGCAGACGCTTCAGCCGGTACAGGACCGCCTTCATAGCCTCGAACCGGCCGCTCTTGTGGTTCTTGAACGACTGCGACTCGTCGATGGCGACGAGCCGGTAGGGCCAGCGATTCGGACCCCATGCCTGAACCAGATGCTCAAGCTGCTCACGGTTGATGATGTGGACGACTGCGGGGTTACGCTTGAACGCCTTGACGATCTCGGTGTGAGACACGCGCTCACGCTCCTGCCGACCGATCAACGCGAGCTTCTTCTTGAACGTGTCATGGAAGAGGGCGTACCGGGCCTCCTGCTCTCTCAGGCCGGGTCGCACGAACTCGGGCTCGTCGATCAGCATAGCCTTGCGCTCGAAGTCCACCTTCTTCTTCGCAGCGTCCTTGAGGGCTTTGCGGTACTGCTTGTCGAACGGCGGCCGGTTGCTGATGTGGGCTATATGCCGCCATTCCTTGAACTCGTGCGGCCACGTCTGCCGTGCAACGCGCTTCGGCGCGATGATGAGCCACGGACCCCACTCACCCTCGTCCAGTAGCTCGGCTATGAGCGTCGCGACGATGATTGTCTTACCGAGGCCGAGATCGATGAAGAGAGCGCTGAACGGCGTATCGCGGAGGAACTGAACGGCAGTCTTCTGGTACACATGAAGCGCATCGAGGCCCCGAAGGACCTCGCCGAAAAGCCGTTCTAGCCACGGCTTAATAGAAAACTTCATAGACCCTCTCGATGCTGGAAATAACTTCCACCTGGACGCCAGCAAGCCGGAGTTCTGCGTGCTGAATCTGTTGCTCGACTGTCGGCGCGGGGTCGTCCGGCCGTTTGAACTCGGCGAGGATGATCCTGCCGTTGCGGGCGCAGAAGTCGTCCGGCGCACCGTTGCTGTCGAGCCACTTCATCTTTCGAACAGTCCAGCCGCGAGTCTTCATGAACTTCTTCGCGTCTTTTTCCAGAACCGATTCTTTCTTCCCCCGATACAGATCGACCATCTTTTAGTCCTTCTTATAGAACGGATTGCAGTAGCCAGCCGAGCCCATCGGCATGTCAGGCGCGCATGATGGCGGCTTCCGGAACTCACGATTCATCACGTCGAGCGTGTGAACGTCGTCGTCCTCGTCCTCTTCGCTGACGCCTTCATCGTGTACGTGCAGGACAAGGTAGAAGTCGAGTTCGTGCAGGGCAAGCAGTTTCTCGAACAGCACGTCGCGGCAGAACGCCTGGACTCCATTCTCGATCAGCTTGCCGCCCCATGAGTTGACACGAACCCACTTGTTGCCGACCTTCGACTTGCCCATGTACGAGAACTGATACCGGGTGTAGGGCCGTCCGGCCTTACTCACCATAGGTATCTCATCGATCTGCGGCTTGTAGTAGAAGATAGGCCTACCGCTCGGGAGCCACATCAGCAGGAAAGGGCGCAGGTACTCGATCCGGAAGCGCCCTGCAGTACGCGGCTTGCCGTCTTTCATGACTCCACGCACGGCGGCGTCCAGTTCGCCCCATGTGCTGACTACCTCCGGCGCATAGTCGTCACGAAAGGCCGTCACAGACCGATGGCTATCCGCTTGAGACATATCAATGCCCATGCTCTCCGCGTAGCCCCACAAGCCTGTACGCTCGCCTTCCTCGCTCAGTGTCCCGCCGCCGAGGCCGAAGCCCGCGCCGAGAATTGCAGGCTTGCTGTCGGTCCGCTGCTGCTTCGTGATCTCTTCGTAGGCGATGCCGTACATCACCGTGCCGAAATCCTTGTAGATGTCCTTGCCGTTGCGGAACACGTCGAGCATGCGCTCGCATATCGACACGTATCCGACGCCGATAGACTCTACCGAGGTAAGGTCGGTGACGCGAAGCTCTTTGCCTTCAGGCGCACGAATCGCTGACCGGACGCAGCCCGCGAGAACCTCCATAGGCTCCTTCGAGAACAGTTTCAGGCCCTCGTAGTCGCCGTCACGGACCAGATTGGTAGCTACTTCCAGTAGGCCATCTCCTTCGAGGTCTTTCGGTGTACGGGCCTGATTGTGCGGCTGTGCGCCCCGGCCGCCATGTCGGCGCGTGCGCTGCGCACCGGCCATCTGCAGACCCATCATGTAACGACCGCCGACCTCACGCCGGACATAGACCATATATTTCGACGCTGCCGTCGATGCCGACCAGCGACGCAGCTTTGCAGCCTTGATCGCATCCTCGGTCATGGCGTCCTTGAAGTTCGACAGCGCCTTTTTGACGCTCGCCTTCTGCAAGTCCTTGAACGGGTATCCGCGCTCACGCAGCCACGGAAGAAGCTGTTGCGGCGAGTTCGGGTTCGCCAGACTGGTGATGTCTCGCATCTCGGCGATGATCTCAGCCTTGCGCTTGTTGACCATCTCGATTGCGTTGTGGATGAACTTCATGTCGAGCGGGTAGCCGCGATCATTCACTTCCTGATCGAACGCGTAGATGTCCCACTCTTTCTCGCCGATAGGGTACTTGATGAACTTGTTCCACTGGTCGATCTCAGCAACCGTATCCTGAATGCAGTACTCGCGGAACGTCTCCCAATCTTCCTCGTCCGTCAGGCTGTCGCGCCAGCGGTAGGGCTGGTTCTTCGTCACGCGCTGGGGCATGCAGAACAGGCGGATCAGACGGTCGCCCTCGGTCATCTTCTGCTTGTCGATGGGCGCGCCGATCTGCTTTGCGATGTCGCCAAGGCCGCCGATGAACGACAGGCAGTACGCGAGGACCATGCCGCAGCGCCACGACTTATAGTCCGTTTCGAGGCCGAGAACATGCTTGCAGATGTTGCGCTCGAACTGTGCGTTGAACGCGACCTTCATCACGCGCGGGTCTTCAATCGCGTCGGCAAGCTCTGCCGGGAAGGTACGAGTGTCGTTGTAGTCCCACAGCTTCGGGACGGCGTTCTTGCCCCATGAAGTGAACTTGTAGCTGCACAGCATGGCCTCGGTAGAGGGGTCGAGTGCATACCGCATGAGGCCCGCTGTTTTTAAGTCCGTCTCGCTCTTCGTTTCAAAGTCGAAGTGCAGTTCGTCTGCGAAGTCAACATAAGCCATAGAAGTTACTTCCAGTCAAAAAGAAGGCCGACGTACTGTCGGCCCCCAAAGCCCTCAAGGGCGTCCCCACTACAGGATATTTATGTGTCTTCTATGGTTACAGATCGTCGTCGTCATCCGTGGCCGTAGCGAAGCCGCCTGCATCAGCGCCTTCGTCGTCCTCGATATCACCGAAGCGGTTTGCCACATCTTCAGCACTGATGCGGCCTTCACCGAACGAATCATCATCCTTCCAGAAGCGAACCGACACGAAGCCGCAGTTCAGGCGCTTGCCGTACTCCGGCGACTCCTGATACCACGGACGAATGATGACGTGGCCCCAGCAGCCGCCGTAGAACATCTGTTCAGCCTCTTCGGCTTCGATGAACTGACCGGCCTTGTTCATGACCAGCGGCTTGCGGTTCTCGCGGCACGAAACAGTCCAGTGTCCAATAGCCTCTTCGCTGTCAACAAGTTCGCCGTCGCCGTCGCGGATGAACTTGGCGTCGGCCTTCACCTTATCGACCTTGTTCTCAGCCATCAGGCGCTTGTTGTTCTCCGTGATGAGCTTGCAGACTTCTTCATGCTCGGTCTTGTTCAGGAGAGCCGTCAGCGAAAAGATAGCCTTACCCATCTGGCCGGTCTTCTTGTCGAGCATTGCGTGCGCCTTGCCGACGTGCGGGTAGGAGAGACGCACGCGCTCGATACGGATCGTGCCGTCGCTATACAGGACGCCGTTCTTGACCTTCTTCAGTACGGTGACTTCTTGCTTTGCCATTTTGAAACTCCTTCGGTTTTGCGGGATTGTCGGATTAACGTTTTCACGGATTAAAGATCATCGGCAGGGTCGTCATCTTCGATATCGTCGAAGCGGCTTGCCAGCCCATCATCGTACACAGCGCGCTTATCAGAAAGCGGCGCTAGTGTTGGTCCTCCCTGGCGCTTTTCATAGAGCGGCGTCAGGAAGATGTTTCGGTCAGCAGGCTTCATCCCTGCCGATATCAATTCTTTCTCAGCTTGCGCGACGCTGATGATCTTCGTCACGAACAGCTTCGCGCTGTCGAGGCCCATCGTCTCCCACTCGGCCTTGATGCGGGCCTCTTCTTCAGTCCATTCGCGCGAGCCCTTCTTGCGAACGAGCTTCATGTTCGGGACTTCTATGCGGTCAACAAGAGCAGCCTGCTCGGCGCGCTCGAACATCGCCTTGAACCAGTTCACGATCATGCTGCGATGAGGCAGGATGTACCCCATGTCCTCGACCGACAGCGACTCTACCGCAGGCACGTCGAAAATGTCGCCACCGAGCGGATCATGCATATCTTCGAGCGCAGCAATCATCTCATCGGAAGTTACTTCCACCGAAAGCTCGTCGAAGCGACCCGCAACAAGCCGCTCAAGCCACACGAGGCGGGCCGGGCAGACTTCCTTCTCGCTGCAATATTGACATGCCTTCGAACTCGGCGTACGCGGAGCATTGAGACGCCAAGCCTGTTGCGCACGAACGACGACCTGTCCGGCGAAGATGAGTAGTTCATCGCGCGATATCTCCCATGTATCAAAGTTGTCACAGCGCGGCTGTGCGATACGCAACACAATTCGGCGGAAGCTGTAAATCCAGTCCAGTTCGAAGAACCGGCCGAGCGCGTAGAGCAAAAGCTGCGAGTTCCACTTCGCCTTGATGATATCGAGGCCGAACTTCAGGTCAGTCACGTACAGCGTACCGCCATCTTCCGGTGTCCAGTGGCAGGCCGCGTGATCCGACGTGCCGCCCTGATTGGGGATCGGGGTCAGACGGGAGATGTCGATCCGGGCTTCGACGTAATGGTCGCCCGGCAGTTCGTTGCACCAGCGCACATAGCTTTGTACGTGGTCCAACATCTCTCGTGTGATCTCGATATCGAACCCGTCGATCTCGTCGCCGACCCAAACGTGGTCGCCAATACGGCTGAGAGGCCGTACGCCGGTCGCGAGCCACTCTTCCGCTACCGAGTGAGCAACGGTTCCCTCGGCGGCCACGTAGGAGTTCGACTCGCCTGCCATCGCGTTCGGAATCAGCGAACCGGCGCAGGACATCCACATGTGCGAACTGGAGGGCGAGAAGATCGAGTGCGACCGCTCGCGTCTTGCCAGTTCTTCGAGATCGACGGGTCTGAGTTTCATGCGTTTTGGAAGTTATTTCCGAGACTGAGGCCAGGTGACTTGTCATCGCTGCGAGCAGCTTCCTCCCAGCCTACATCCCATTGACAGTGGCAGTCCGTGCCAACGTCGTACGGGTTCTTGTCGAGCGTCAGGCCGTTCGCGTAGGCTGTCTGCCCTTCGCGGCGGGCGAGGGCGCGCTCATACCTCTGTTGTTTGTTCAGGTGCATCTTTGCGCTCCCGAGGCGGCTGATACATCATGTGCAGGATCAGAGTCCAGAAGGTGATAAAGGACATCGTTGGTCTCCGAATGGTCCAGTAAAAACGGCCCACGGTGCCGAAGCTATCCGTGAGCCGTCTTCTACAGCGCGGCGCTGCTTACAGGTCGTCGCCCGGCTGCTGCTCGTTGCCTGCTTCCAGCTTGGCTTCGCAAGCCTCGACGAACGCGTCGTAGTTCTCCGGCTTGATGGCCTTCAGTTCGTCGGCCTTACCGGCTTCCTTGATGAGTTCCTTCGCCGCCGGTTGGCCGAATGCGTCCTTGACCTTGACCGCCGCAGCCTTCACTTCTTCTGCCGAGTACTTCGGCGCTGCTGCCTTCGTTTCCTTGGTGGCCGTGGCCTTCGTGGTCGTGGCCTTCGCCGTACCTGCCGAGCCGCCTGCAGCCTGGGCTTTGGTATTTGCTTCCAAAGCTGCGGTGTTGGCTTCGATGGCTTTCAGCAGGTTTTCGAGAATCGACATGGTGTTGCTCCTAGTAGTGAGTGGTGTTTGTTCGTTGCGTCCTGCAACGGAAACGAACTTTACAGAGCGCCAATCTGGCTGTCAATGGTCTTAACAAAATATTTATATGTACGCTTCATAACAGTTCTCAACAGGTATATGATCGCTCCCGTTTCACTCTCAAAACTCTATGGAGGATCAACAAGATGCCGCTCGAATACCCCCGCCACATCCGCAAGCTGCCCCTCGGCGCTCGCGGCTGCGCGGAACTGAAGTTCAAGCTGCGCGTCGTCGCCATCTACGGCACGGAAGAGGGAAGTTTTACCGCCCTGGCTAAAAAGATCGGCGTCCATATCTCGCAAATCTCCTACTGGATCGCCCTGCAGCGCCTGCCGCCGCAAATCGCCGAGAAGTGTGAGAAGCTCGTCGGCCGCGACCTCGCTCCGCGCGAATGGCTCAACCCGGATGCGTTCCCGACCCATCCTCGCAAGGAGAGCGCCCATGCCGAATGAAGTCGCTTTCGGTGAGTACGTCTTCCCCTCCCAGCAGGCCGCTCGACGTGAGTGCGAACGGCGACTGACGAAGTACGGGCACAAGGACTTCCTGCAGAACGGCGACCGCGCCTTTTTCATCGCCCTGTTCGAAGAGCGCCTGCCGAACTTTGTCGAGAACTTCTACGGTAGTGAGGACCCCGATCTTTGTGACAAGCCGTCCCTGCAGCGAATCCACTGGAATGAGTTTTCCGAACGCACGCCGTTTGCACATTGGGGCCTGCGCGCTATCCGCGAAGATGGCTCGTGGGCTCCTTTGTCTTACCGGCTCGCCACGGACACAGGCGGCCATCGTTCATGGGTTCAGGCAGCAGCGCGCCGGATCGTATCGCCGCAGGCCAACGGCTTCCTGTCACGCTGGAAGGCGAAGCAGGGCAACGTAAGTGCGATCAGCGGGCCGACAAACGAGCCTTTGACACACCGATACACCGGAAGCTCGTTCGGCGACCTCTTTAATCGCTGGATGAAGGCCGAAAACCTGTCTTTTTCGGACATTACGACTGTCGTAGACGGCAAAAACAGTGTAACCTTTAGGGATATCGCACTGGTCGAGTCGTGGGCAGCGTTTCACCGGAAATATGCCGCTATGGACGCGGTTACATCCCTTGAGTACTACACCGCTAAACCGACCGATGTGGGGTATCCGTATGCTTGAACCAACTTGCGCAGTAGCTGTGTCCGTTTTCAATCGGGAACACATGACTTTCGCACTCAATATGTCCGCTTACCTGCTCGACCAGCGCGCCGATCTGGCTAACGCTCTTCGGGAAGTCATCATCGACGAAAATCGAGTAGTCCGTATCAAGTTTCTCCCCATCCTGACTCGTGCCGACCGTAATTACGTTGTCGAGAAGTTCACGTTCGTGCGCGATGTCGAGAACATGCATGACTTCACGCTGCAGCTTGTTTAACACTTCTCCGGGGTTCTAATGTCCCATCTCTCAGTCGTTAAAGATGACGGAGACCTTGATCGCATCATCGAGTACTCGCTCGGTGGATCGCGCGGTCTTGGTTACGTCTCTAATAAGAGGGCTCCATGGGGAAAGATGGTCGATGTTCTGACGAGTGACCGCCGTACAGACATGACGACGAAGCAGTACCACGCACTCTCTGCTGACGAAAAGCAGAAGGAGAAGATGCGTGCGGGCTTCATTGTTGGCGGCCATTGCGATGACGGGAAACGCGTTGCTCGCGCGATCCAGAAGCGCAGCTTCCTCAATCTCGATATCGACAATCTACCTGTCGAGGACTTTCTTCAATTCCAGTTCGACCTCAACTCGGGTGAGGGCTTTTTCGCCAACGAGTTCATCTGGCACACGACTCGTTCGCACACTCCCGAGAAACCGAAGTTCCGCATTATCGTTCCGCTCGTCCGGCCTATCGCCGCAGAGAAGTTCGTTGCTGCATCGCGCATTCTCGCGTCGAAGTTTGACGCAACGATGGTTCACGTCGATACCGTGTCGTTCGTGCTGGCGCAGATCATGTACAAGCCGCTCACGAACCGGGATGGCGAGTTCCTCGCAGGGCGCAATACAGGATCGTTCCTCGACGCGGACAAGATGCTTGAAGAGTTCGGCGACTGGCGCGACTTCTCGAAGCTGCCGTGCCGGGAAGACGAGACGCTGGGCAAACTCGTCGCGCCTGGCACGAAGCAGGAAAACCCGTTCGAGAAGAAGGGCATCGTCGGTGCGTTCAACCGGGCGTATCCGATTGAAGAGGCTATCGACACGTTCCTCGCTGACGTGTACGAGCGCTCGACGGAAGTTAGTTCCAACGGCGTGCGCTACACCTATCTGAAGTCTGAGACAGGTCAGTCCAACGGCGTTCTGGTATATCCGGAGCAGGGCCTGCTGTTCTCGCATCACTCCTCCGATCCGTGCGGTAACGGGCACTCGTACAACGCGTTTGATGCTGTCCGGCTGCACCTGTACTCGCATCTCGACGGCGAGGTACGTGCCGACACTTCGCCCATGAAGTACCCCTCGTTCAAGGCGATGGTTGAGCAGTTCGACGCCGACGAAGCGGTAGCAAAAGAGTTGATGTCGGAACGGTACGATCTGGAGTCGCTCACGAAAGCGGCGATGTCCGATCTGGATGAGGAAGAAGAGCAGCAGCCCGAGACCCGGCCGGGAGAGGCGAAGGCCGAAGACCGGAAAGAAGACGCACTCGGTAACGACGAAGACGACCTCGATACCGATAACTGGATCACGAAGCTCGACCATGGTGAAGGCGGCGTCATCAAGCCGACACTTCGCAACGTCGTTGAAATTCTGACGAAGGATAAGCGGGTTGCCGGGATCGCCGCGTACGATGAGTTCGCGCGGTCTATCGTGAAGCGGCGCAACTTCCCTGCCGGTACGCTCGGCGCGCTCGTCGGCGGCAAGAAGGTTATCGAAAAGCCGATTGACGACCCGATCCGGGGCGACGCATGGACGGACAAGGATGACGAGAAGATGCGGTACTTCCTCGGCCTTCCGGGGGGCTCGACGCATAACGGCTATCAGATCAGCCCGTCGAAGCAGGACGTTATCGGCGGCATTGAACTCGCTGCCGACATCTTTCGCTTCCATCCCGTCAAGCAGGCGTTCGAGTCCGTGAAGTGGGATGGAAAGTCTCGCGTGAAATACCTCTTCGTCGAATACCTCGGGTGCCCTGATGACGCCTATCACCGGGAGACCGCAGAACTCGTGATGGTCGCGATGGTCGCGCGGATTTACACGCCGGGGCATAAGTGGGACTACGTGCCGATTCTGGAAGGCAAGCAGGGCAAGCGGAAGTCGTACTTCATCCACACGCTATCGATGGGTTGGTTTGCGGAGATGCGGGGCGACGTGGTGACGGACGCGAAGAAGACGGCCGAGTTGCTTGAGGGCGTCATGGTCGTCGAGATACCTGAGTTGCACACGTTCAATCGCAGCGAGTCGAGCGCGCTGAAGGCATTCTTCACCGCCTACAACGACAAGGCCCGTCCGGCATATGGTCGACGAACTCTCATCAACAAGCGGCAGGCGACGTTTTGGGGGACGACGAACGACAAGGAGTATCTGCGCGACAAGACCGGCAACCGGCGCTACTGGCCTATCGAGTGTCTGGTCAAGTTCATCGACATAGACGAGCTGCAGCGGAACATTCCGCAGCTTTACGCCGAAGCGCTGATGCTCTACAGAGCCATGCTGATTGACTACCCGGCGCACAAGCTGCCGCTGTTCCTGGCTGACGGTAGTGAGGCCGCCATCCGGGCCGAAGAGTTGCAGGAGTCGCGGCGGATCGAGAGCGCCGAGGATCGGGAGAAGGGGCCGCTGGAGTTGTGGCTCGAAGAGCCTGCGCATCCGGCGCTGGTGGACTGCAAAAAGCTGTCCGATAACTTCTCCGGGGAGGACGATCAGGAGCCGGTTCTGCGCACGATGACCTGTTCGAAGGAGGTTTTGGAAGTACTTGCAAAGGGTGACGACCGCAAAGCGGAGACTTTCCGACGCGCGATGTCGAGCGTTCAGGGCTGGAGATTCACGAAAAACACGCACTACGCACCGAGATACGGCCCGTGCAAGCTGTTCGTCCGGATCGGATCACCGGCCGACGAGAAGTATATTTGAGGTTGGAAGTGCTTCCAAAGGTCGCTTAGGCGGCCTTTTTTCTTGCCGGTTCATAACCGACCGAAAAATCGGTAAGTGAGCTTTTCCTTTAAAATCAACGACCTAACTGAGCTAACCGACATAACGCAGTT